ACAGAGACTCTCTAGACCATGCTGACGGCAAGTGGCAGCGTTTTCTTGAATACGCCAAAAAGCAGAAGAACGCTTACTTCTTTGGGATGGGCGATTATCTGGATAGCACCAGCACCAGCGAGCGTGAATGCCTTGGCTCCATTTCGCCAAAGATGCACGACACATTTAGGAAGGACATAGAGCTTCTTCAGATGGCAAAAGTCGAGCTGATTGCAAAAGAGCTTTCATTCATGAAGGGCCGAATAATCGGCATGCTAAATGGAAACCATTATTACAATTTTCACAAAACTGGAATCAATGGAGACCAAAAGCTTTGCGAGCTTCTTGACGCCAAATATCTTGGCGTTTGTTCGTTTGTAAGGCTTTTCATGCAGTCCGAAGGTCGGGCATTGTCTCGCGACATCTTTGCTCATCACGGAGCCGGAGCCGCTAGGCTTGTTGGCGGTTCAATAAACAGAGTCCAGCAGATGGCCGAAGGCGCTGAAGCTGACATTTATGCGATGGGACACGACCATAAGCGAGCGGCTGTTCCGGCTCAGCCCAGGTTGTTTTTGACAAACATTTCAAACCAAGGATTGAAAGTTCAGCAGCGCGAGCCTGTTGTTCTTAGGACTGGAAGCTTTCTGGCAAGTTTTAGGAACGGGCAGGTTAACTACAATGTTGACGCTTGCAGGCCTCCGTCTTCTCTTGGGCACGTTGAAGTCATTATCACGGTTATACAAAACCGAAAACAAATTGACGGAAAACGCTACCGAGAATCTGACGAAGTTGAAATGCAGGTGCTTTCCTAATTGTAGGTAAGCTCTCCTTCTTTCCAAAGCTTGTCAGACCTTTCCTTCAGCTTGCGCTTCCAAGCGTTGCTGGCTTTGTTTTCTTCTGTTTTGGCATACAAACCTTGGAACACAAATCCAAGCCGCCTTGCGCCTTCCACGCCTATTGCCAGCGCATCAAACAAGTCTGGCGAATAGCCCGTCTTGCTTTTCATGGTGGCCTTGCTTTCGACTTCAATCTTGTTCTTGCCAACCATGCGCCATTCGCGCTGACAGCCTTCCTTGAGGACCGCTTCGGTCATGCCGCGAAATTGGCCCGACTCAATCGCAAGCCTCACGCTAAACCATAGCTCCGTTACGAATTTGCTGTAATGCTGGTTGCAGGGAACCTGAAGCTGCGAAGACACCATCCTGTCTGACGGAGTGCCGCCGCAATCAATGGAATTCACCTGAGGCGTCCAAAGCCTTCCAAAAGCAGTCACCAAGCTGGTGCGCATGCCAGAATCAAAGAAGAAATGACTTGGGTCAATGAATCGCTTGCCGCACTGCTCCTTGACGAAATTGACAATTTGTTCTTCAGGTTCAACATCAATTTTGACGTTAATCGGAACATTTATTAGGTCTACTAATGCAATAATTTGCTTTTTCTTATAATTGCTTGGGTTTTGATTGGTGACGTTCCAAAGCACGGAGGACGAATCTGTTTCTGGAATCATCTCAAACCCAAGCTTGAGCTGTCCGAATACGCACCTGTCGCCGCCGACCCCCTTGTAGGCTGCGTCCAAGAAGCCGATATTGATGTGGTTGCTGTCTGCCCACACGGGGTCTTCCATTGCGCCATTCTTTTGGCAAAGCTGTCTGGTTAGCACCCTGCGGCTTCCCTGACCTTTTGGCATCATACCTTGGTTCATCATGGTGAACTGAAGGGAATCCTTGCCGTATTGCGAAATATCGCGGTCAATCGCTTCCTGTGTGATTAGCGGGATTCCGAGATGTCCGTCTAGGTTTGGCGAGTCTGTTCCAACCAGCTGAAGGCATACGCCGTCTGGGCGCCTTGTTTTCCACGACTTTGTTACTGGGTTCTGGTCAACACCGCCCTCCCACCCTCCAAGCTCAAAGGCGGGCTCGCAGAGAGCGCCAAGGGCATCTGTGGTTTCCTTTGGGTTGCCAAGCCCAATAGCCTTAAAGTCTGGGTTTTTGTCCAAGTTAGATATGGCGAACACAAACGCAGGCGGAAGCAGCTGAAGCTCATCCGCAATGAGCCTGACCCGCTTGTTCTTCAAGCCGATGAAATCGCCAAGTCCAACGTAATTGCCACCGCTTTTGCATGGCACCCCAATGATTCCGTTACGGAAGTCGCGACCGTCCTCGCTATCATCCCTGTGGTCTGTCACCAAACGCAAGCGGCCTTCAATAAGGTTTCCAGGAAGTTCAGGCCAAATCTTCTTTGCCGCTTTGTGGTATTTCTTGATTTCGCCCCAGATGCGGTCTTCGAGACGCTCTTTTGTGGTTGAGCAAATGATGACGCTGGTGCATTCAGGCCAGACGTAATAGTCGGCAAGTCCGTCCGTAGCGGCTCCGTTTGTCTTTCCGCTGCTGGCTGGCCCGATAACTCCGATGGTTCTGTGGGTAAGATACTCTTGAAGCTGCAATTCGTTCCACCTATGCCACATCTTCATCGTCGGCCACAGCAGGGATTCAAATCTCTTGTAGTGCTCAAACAGCCCGTCGCCAAAGGTTTTTCCTTCTTTATTCTTCCATTGACCACCACGGCGAATCATCTGACGCTCAATTTCAAGCTCTGAAGTTCCCGTGGGCCATTTGAGTCCGTAACGAATTAAAGGTGCAGCCATGGTTTAAATTATGCAGTTGATTTGCATTAATTCAAGGTATATATGTATTAGCAAAGATTATGAGCCAATTAGTAACAACGCCTGCTTTTGATTCTGGATGCCCTGGAACTGCTGTTTCTATTGATATGACATCAAACCCCAATTTATTTTACGACATCACAAACGGAACTCCGTCAACTATTGGCACAGTTCCGCCTGACCCGAGCCTTGGATGCACTGCATTTGAGCTTAACGGCTCTGGTCCTATCTTTGTTTGGAACCCTTTAACCGCAAGCTGGTCTGCTAATTAATATGAAAAAATTGATTGCCTTATTATTGTTGCTGTCGTCCGTTGCCTGCAAATCTCAGTACTATTTGCCAGCAACAAACTTTTATCAATACATTGCAACAAATGTTCCAACAATTGGTCCTAACACAACTGTCTCAAACCTTACAATTACTGGAACGGCAACCGCCACAAACATCAAATCTGGCACCGTTTACACCACAAATTTAAACGCTTACAACATTTTTGGAACAAACCAAATTACTTCGTATGGTCCAATAAATGCGTCAACAGACATATACGCAACTAACAATTTGTATACTGCTGGCATTTTTGACATGACTGGCTCAGGTTCTGGAAAGTATTTTTATCTAGCCACAAGCGGAAACATAAGGATTCACAATAACAATTCTTACAATGTGGCAAGCTGGGACACTGGCAGTTTTGTTTTAAATCCTCCGTCTGCATCTGGTTCAATCAATTTAAGCTACGCAAATGGAACTGGAGGCGTAATTTTTGGAAACGGGTCAAGCGGAGCAGCTGGTTCAATTAGTTCTTCTGGAAACTTTACAAATGCAGGCTCAATTAATTCGGCTGGCAACATTGTTGCATGGGGAAACATCACCAACAAGGGCGGGTATTACGGCGCTGGCAATATCACAAACACTGGCTCTTATAATAGTCCAGCGGCAATAATTACATCCGCTCCAATTTCATGCAATGTTGTTACCAACAATGGATTTGTTTGGTACACTGTTTCTAATTCAACCGCAGCAAACGGAAGCTTGTTGACTCTTACTGACGCATTTTATTTTAGGGTTACTAACGGATGGTTTAGAATTAAATAATATGCCAGAAGGAAAAAAGTTTTACGGATACTTCAGAGCGTTTCCAAAAGGAATCAATGCTGATGTTGACCCGTTGCTGCTTCCTGCCGACCAGTTGGCAATGGCTACAAACGCTACAATGCGTGGCACGTTTGTAAATGAACGACCCAGGTTTCAAAAACAAACCATAAAATACGATTCTGACGCAACAAAAGCTGCTTTCCAGTCTGGGTGGTTCCAAGGCGCAACGTATTACAGAAGCCCTCAAAACGGCTATATTATGTGCGCTGTTGCAGGAAGGCTTTATGCTTTTTCTATTGGCGCCAATGGTTCAATTCTTTTGTCTGAAATCAAACAGACAAGCTCAATTCCAAATCCCAACCCGTCGTTCCCAAATGCTCCTTTGAACCTTATTGCAACGGCTGGAGATTCTTCTGTCGACTTGCAGTGGGATATTGTCGATGGCGCAATTCAATACACTGTAAAAAGGTCAACAACAAGCGGGTCTGGATATGTCAGCCTTGGCTCGCTCACAAACAATCTTTATACGGATTCTACAGCCGTAAACGGGACAACTTATTATTACGTTGTTTCAGCAACTAACAGCGGCGGGGAAAGCGCAAATTCAGCCCAAGTCAGCGCAAGTCCAATTTCAGCTCTTACTCCTGGAATACCTGTAATGATTGCCCACAACTCAGTTAAATCTGGGTCAGTTGGAATGGCATGGGACATTGAAAAAGCAATCGCATCAAATTGCACGTCTGTAATTGTTTACAGGTCTTCTTCTTTAAATGGAACGTATTCAAACATTATAGAACTTGATGTTAATTGCGGGGTTTATATTGATACTGGAAGAACAAATGGCGTAAACAATTATTACAAGCTTGCTGGCCTGAATGGAACTGTTGAAGGAAGCAAAAGCGTTGGTTTTGCAATTTCATCAAAAACTGGCAATCAAGTTACGTCTAATTCGTATCCTATAACTGGTGATTATGCTGGCTCATATTTCCATGTAATAGCCGACGAGTTTTATTCAGATGTTACAACAGGCGCAAATGAAGCAGGTTTTTGGTATCCGTGGCCGTCATCTACAACTAATTACGGAAGCGGCACAATTCAATTGTTTGGATTAACTTGCCAGCTAATTAGGTTTTACGGCGGAACATTTAACAGCATGCCTGGAAATGCAGTCACAGCAACAGTAACCCCTGTATAAAATGCCTATAACCAATTCACCAACAGCTAGGCAAAACTGGTTATGGCAATCAGAGCAGTTCCTCATTTGGAATGATGGGATAAGCTTGCCAGTAATTTATGATGGAACTGGCCTTAGAAGGTCAAACGGAGCGTCAACTCAATCTATTGGCAACATCACCGCAGACCTTACTATTCCAAAAGTCGGAGAAGTTGTTTCGTCAAACACGACAACTTTGCTTGGCTCTTCTTACTTGAAGCAGTCTGTTCTTGTTGGAACGTCTCAATTTGTAATTACTAAAATAGGCGGAGATACGACTGCGTCTTCAATAAATGTAACAAAGCAAAATATTTTGGTTGGCAACGCTTCAGACCAGCTGCTTAACGCTCCGCCAATTCAAACAGTTGTTTATAAAACGTCTAATTACAATTGCTACATCAACAGCGCAACTGCTGTAAATCAGGCCGGAAACGTTATTACTGATTGGGGACAAGCAAATTTTCTTGCTCCAGTTCCAGCGTCTGGCGGCACAGCAGCAACTTCATTTAGCGTATCTATTGCAGCTGCAACTGTATGGGACCCAACTTACAATACTCAAGCAAATCGGCCAGCAATGTCTGTTAATGACACTGTTTTAATTAACGGTTATCAATGTAAAGTTTTATCGCTTGCGTATGATTTGGGAGTTCAAACAAATTCTATAAGAAGTGCAACGCTAGTTCCTCTTAATGTTTCTGCAACTGGTCATGCTATATCTGGCACATGCACTCCTGCACCTCACAGCTGGTGCGTGCAGCGTGATATTTTTAATAATTGCACTTTATACGCTAATTCAAGCACTACTCCATTTGCTGTTACAGGCACTGGAACAATGAACGGCGGAACAAGCGGAACAGCTTCCGCTAATAACTTTTTTACAGTTGCGCTAAACGTAACCCCAGACGGGCTTGCGTCTGGAACTCAATACACTTTTAATGCAACATCTACAAATATGCAGGTGTGCATATTTACAGGATTTGTAAGCGGTGCAAATTTGATTAATTGTAAAATTGTTCAAAAGCCAACATCTTCAGCTCCAATTAATGTTGTTACTGGAAATCCAACATCTTTAAACCAGTATATTTTTTGCCAGCAGGGCGGCACTACATCCATTGGCACTATTTTTGCAACTGTAAATGTAAGCTCAATAGGCTTTCAGCTTTCTTCTGGGGCAGCTGTTCAAGCAGGTCAATTGCTTCTTGCTCAGGCAGCTGTTGGCGGAACTGTTCAAAATTATTACGATTACTTTTTTGTAACTGCTGTTCAAACGCAGCAGGGAACAACAACTAATTACGTTCAGCTGCAAAACCAAACTGGCGTTACTGGAAGCGTTATTCCTGCAAATACCGCCATTGTTCCGATTCCAGAGCTTCCAGTTGGAACCATTGGAGTTTACGGGCTTGGTAGAAATTGGATGTCGTTGCCGGACGGCAAAAGCTACATAGCCGGAGACCTTGTTGGCTCGTCGTCTGGAACAAACGTATCTCCTACAAATTATAGATTTGTTGATGCTATCTTAAAAGTAAGCCAAAACCAATTCCTTGCAGGAGGCCAAGTGAATGGAACTGGCCTTGCGTTTGTTGTTCCTGGAGCTGGTGAAAAGATTAGGGCGATGCAGTTTACCGCTCAGCTAGACACTTCAATCGGCCAAGGACCATTGCAAATATTCACAGACGATACTGTATTTTCTAATGCTGCTCCTGCCGATGCAACAACTTGGGCAAAACTGACAAGCCCGATTCAAACCGAAGGCCTTATTGGTTCTGGGGCAATATCTCAATATGCGATAGCGCAAACAAACGGAGATTTGTTTTTTAGGCTTTCTGACGGCGGAGTCCAATCAATGTTGATGGCTAGGCTTGATTTCAACAAATGGGGAAACACTCCAATAAGCATTGAAGTTAGCCCAATAATCAGGGACGACAATGCATCGTTGCTTCCGTTTACAAGCATGACGACGTTTGACAACCGATTGCTGATGACTTGCAAGTTTGTTGAGTATTCCAGAGGTGTGTGCGGCCAATCAATTGTATCGTTAAACTTTGACCCTATTAGCAATCTTTCTGGAAAAGCTCCAGCAATTTGGGAAGGGGAATGGACAGGCATTAACGTGCTTCAATTTGTTACTGGATTCTTTAATGACACAAAGCAATGCTATGCTATTTGCCTTTCAGATGACGGAACCGAAATACAGCTTTACAGAATTTTGACGGATTCGGAATCTAAATTAGAATCCAATTACGATTCGTTTGCTTGGTCATTTGAATCTCCAATGATGGTTGTTGACCAGCCAAGCGGTCAGCGCCCGTACAAAAGACTTTTAAGCGGTGAGTTTTCATTAACTCAAATCCAATCAGACATTAATTACACCGTTTATTATCGTTCTGACCAAAACCCAAATTGGACTTATTGGTATTCTTCTGTGATTAAATATCAGGGAGAGTCCGACCCAGGTTATCGCCGAAGGGTGTCTCTTGGCTCACCAAGCGGAACGGTGTACGACCCATCAAACAACTCACCATTGCGAGAAGGATTTAATTTTCAAGTTAAGGTTTTGTTTTCTGCTCCTTGCATGCTTACAAACTTTAAGCTTGTTGCAGACGAAGTCCCAGAACCCACAATCCTTTTGCCAACATGAGGTCTTTATTATTGCCATATCAATCTGGTAGGCCGATACAGGTGTTTATTGAAAACATTCAATCTGTATTTTACGACAAGGATAATCTTAAAGTAAATGTTGGGCTAAACGGAAATTTAAATGTTGTTCAGGTAACTGTCACAGATGATGACGATGCCAATGCTTTGATTTATCAAATCAATGCCGCTATAAATTCAGCCTCTGTAAGCACAGTCATTACTGGAAGCCCAGCAATTCCAACAACTGAACCAGTAAGCGTTGTTGCCACACCAGATTATGGTCAAATATCAATATCTTGGACTAATGATTCAAACCCAGCTTACAGCTATTTAATTTATTCTTCTCCAGACAACACGACTTACAGCTTAATAGGAAGCTCTGCCGCGTCTCCATTTATTGATGAAGGAGTTTCAGCTGGAGAGCATTGGTATTACAAGGTTTCAATAAGCTCAACTGCTGGCGAAGGTCCGCTTTTAACAACTCCAGTTGACGCTACTGGACTTATTCCTGCGGCTCCAACAAGCCCGTCAGCAACTGCCGGATATTATTCCGTTGATTTGTCATGGACAGGCGTTACTGGAAGCACGGCATTTCCGTATCCATTTTATAGAATTTACAGGGATTCCGTTTTGGCTTTTGACAATGTTTACAATTTGTCGGTTACGGACGTTGCGCTTCCTGGAAGTGTTCAAGTGTCTTACGATATAAGCGCTGTTATAAATAACGTTGAGGGTCCAGTTGTTAACGTTCTTCAAACGCCGAGCTCGTTTACGGCAGTTGCAAGCCCTTCAGTTTTTCAGGGGATTTATTATAATCTGGTGTCGTGGACTGCAAAATCTGGCGCTACTGGATACAACATATACAGAAGCGAGTCTTCTGGAGCTGAGACATTTTTAACATCCGTTGGCACAAACAGCTTTTTGGATACCGCACTTAGGTACGATACCACTTATTATTACAAAATTACGCCTACCGCAAATTACGGAGAAGGCCCACAATCGTCGGAGGTTAGCGGACAGCCAAACCATGCGACCTTTTCTTCGTCAACTGGCGGCAGCATTCTTGGAGGAGTAGTCACTTTTTACGGGTCTGATTTTGACCCGTCTCAAGGCGGATTCATGAGGTTTGGAACGGTGACAATAGTGGACTTGTATTGCACCTATACAAGTTCAACGGAAATGAGCATAAGCGTTCCTGGAGGGCTTACACCTGGGAATGTGCAGTTTTATTACATGGTAAGCGGAAGCTCTTACCAGCTTCCATTCACAGTTGCATTTACTTGAAAATATAGGACTATTAGCCATGCTTACTTTAGGGCAGGTAAAGACAAGTTCAGTTGCGAGCATCGCTGGCGTAAATGTCAGCGACCCGCAATTTACTCTTTACGTCAACGACGCCGTAAGGCAGTTGATGGACTTGGGGAATGGCGGAAGCCGTGGGTGGTGGGGAACTGTTCAGGCTATCAAGGGAACGGCGTATGATGGCTGCTTTGTGTGGCCGTCAAACGTTATTACAGTGCTTGGCATCGCAACGCAAAAGGGCGTGATGCCAATCAGAAACACTTGGTACGATTTTACTTCATTGGGCGACGAGCACAACGAATGGGCTCGCTGCTGGAAAGACCGACCAGCAATCACGTTTTCTGGAGAGACTTACATATTTAAATCAATCGCAGAAAGCCCCACTTCCTTGATGGCAATTTGCGATACATCGGCTGATTACAATAAGACCATCACCATTTACGGCATTGATAACAATGGAAAGGAAGTCTTTACCCAGCGTTCAGACAATAGCTTCCAGAGAGGAGCCGTCTGCACGCTTGGCACTACCATTTCTCGCGTCACATCCGTTCAGTTTTCTTACGTTACTGGCGTTCAAAAAGACCAGACAGTTGGGCCCGTAAGGCTTTACGCATATGCGGCAAATACTGGAATTGGTGATTTGCTTGCCATTTATGGCGGCGGGGAAACAAGCCCAAGGTTTCTTTACAGCAAGCTTGCAAGTCCGTGCGTTACCATGCCGATAACAGCTCTGGTCAAAATAGGTTTTTCTGCTGTGTCTCAAGATTCCGATGTAATACCTTTGGACAATGTTGACGCGATTAAGTCAATGGTTCAGTCAATCAGGTCTCGGGAAGCTGGTGACGTGGAAGTGGCAAACGCTCAGGAGAAAGACGCAATGCGCCGATTAGTGGCGCAGGTCAACAGCCGCTTTCCGCTTGAACAAATGGTCGTTAGATTCCAACCTTTTGGAAGCGACGATTTAAGCAGGCAGACTGTGGGGATGATATAATATGGCAACAAATGAATACATGGGCTTCAATTTAAGCCCTCTACCGACTGGCGGTCAAGGAGCCTATGGAAAGGTTCCAGGCCAAATTGGCGCTCCGCCTAGCATTTACCAAGAGATTGCTAACACATACCCAGGAATCCAAGGCCTGACCAGCGGAGCCGGAGCCGCAATCGGAAGCCAGCTTGCGGGACAGCTGTCCCCTGAAACCCAGTCCAACATCGGCAATTATGCCGCTGCTCGCGGCCTTTCAATGGGTCAGCCGAATAGCCCGTTAGCCAACATGATTGGCATGAACATCACGGGCACGACTTCTGAAGCGTTGCAGCAGCAGGGCATTGGAAACTATCAAAACTTCTTGTCTGGCCTTGGTCAGACTCAAACAAACCCAGCGCTGTTGGCTGAGATTGCCCAATACAACGCCATGCTTGCAGCAGCCCCAGACCCGCAAGCAGCGGCAGAGCGACAGCTTGCGTTGATGGACAAATACATGTCTCAATACTCAAGTTCTCCAGCTTCTGGCGGCAGAGGCATGATTAGCCCAACTGGAAACATTTCTGGACTTGGATATGGACCCGGCTCTTTAGGAAGCTTTGGTGGCGGCTATGGCGGCTTTGGCTCTGGAACATATGCTCCTGGACAAGGGCAAGTTGGCGGTGGCTCTGCATTTACCACATTTGACATTGGCGGCGGTTATTCCACGCCTTACACGGATATCCAACTGTATGGCGGTCCTGGATACAGCAACCCTTGGCCTACTGAATCAAGCCAGAGCTTTGGCCAAAGCCAGTTTGGAAAAATGGATTTGCCTTCGATGCTTGATTACATGGGAAGTCAATCCGACAACCAAGAGGCTATGTTGTACAACTACGGCAACATGAATTACTTTGAATAATTATGGCAACACTACCTCCTTGGCTTAATGTTCAGCCTTCTCAGTTTGCTGCGTCAGCTGAATCAGGCGCCCGTCTTGGTATGGCCGATAAGGCTCAGGCGATGTCGTTTATGCAGCAACAGCAAGCCAATCAGCTTGCCCAGCAATCACAGCAGCTTGAGGTCCAGAGGATGGCAATGGCTCAAAAGCAAATGCAGGTTGCGCAACAGGACAAGTTGATGCAGCTTGCAATGGCAAAGCAAGAAGCCGACAGGCGGCACCAGCTCGCAACGACCCAGCTTTCTGTTCAGGCTGAAATTAGAAAGCAAGCATTGCAGGCTCAGGCTCAAAATGCGGCTCTTAAGTTTCAGCAACAGCAGCAATACCAGCAGGCCGTTAACGGCATTATGAGCAGCACTCCTGGAATCAGCCTTGAAGATGCTGCAATGAAAGCCAGTTTTGCTACTGGATTCAGCAGCCCTGGACTTGCGTCTATGTATAAGGCTTCACAGCCTGCTGCTCAGCAAGAACCCGTGTTTGACGACCAAGGCAAAAACGTTGGAATTCGTGTTGGTGGTCAGATTAAAATGTTCCCAACCGAAAAAGTAAGCGCTGAATATAGCGAGCCGTACGAACTTAACGGACACACAGTTCAAAGAAACGTTAAGACTGGTCAGATTAAAGTCCTAACAAAGCCAGAAGACCCGATGGATGCAATGCTAAAAGCGAAACTAGCTGGTCGCTCTGGTCAGGCAAAAGCTGCCCCTGGAAGCATGGGAAAGCTAGACAGAGACAAAGCTCTTGAGTTTTACAGATTAGCCAACGGAGACACTTACAAGGCTAGGCAGATGGCGGCTGAGGCGGGATACATTGTTAACCAATAATTATGCCAGACATTTTTGATGAACTTCAGGACGAGTTCAAAAGCAAACCTTTGCTTCAAGCCGAACCAAGGCAAGCCGACATCTTTGACCAGATTCAGCAAGATGGCACCATTAGCCAATGGAAGCCTTCGCCGTATCAGCGTCTAGAGGCAGCGTTTCCTGCCGCGTTTCAAAGGGCTGGCACAATAGCAGACCCAGAGCATCCAAGAGGCATTTTGCCTGCTGCTTGGCAGGCCGCAAACAAGCCTGCTGGAATAATGGAAAAAATTCTGCCAGAGCTTAAAGTAACTCACGACGACAGCATTTTTTCGGCAATTGGAAAAGAGACTTACAACATTCTAACTGGCATTCCAAAATTTGCGTCAAGCCCATTAGGAATCGCAACTTTTGGAGTTGGCGCAGCAAGCAAAGCTGCTGGAAAAACTGTGGCTAAAGTTTTTCAAGCTGACATGCTTAAAAACCTAGGCGAATCGGTTTACAATGTTTACGAAAATTGGGGAACGATGAGCCCAGGTGAAAGGGCGGCAGCAATAGAAGATGGGCTTGCCTCTGGAATCTTTGCAAAGATTCTTCACAAGCACGCTTGGGCTGGAGAGCCAGTTAAACCGATTGAGATTCAAAAGGAAAAGACAGAGACAGCTCCTGCGACACCAGCGGAAGCTCTTGCTGCTTCAGCAAAACCGCCAGCAGCAGAATCAGCGACGGCCACAGCACCTGTTGCAGCTGCTCCAAAATTCCCAGAAGTGTTCAGCATCAACTCTGAAGAAGGAGTTGGTCATTACGTCACAGACCCAGAAGGCAATCAGATTGGAGACGTTTACGAGAACATAGCCGACGCAAAGTTTCACGCTGACAACCTAAACGAGGTTGCTTTTAACAAAGCAGAGCAAGAAAGAATTGCAGCCAAAACTGCCGCAGTTCCAGAAATTGGAACAGCGACAGAAATTGAAGGAGTAATGTCTCTTGGTGAAGGAAGATACCAAAGCGAAACTGCGCCTCCGATTGGAGCTTTCAATGTTGTTAAAACAACTATTGGAGGAAAGACTGTTTATAAATTTAGAATGCCAAAAGGCAAAGCCCCGAAAGAAATCGGAGCCGCTGCGCCTGCTCCCGAGCCAGCAGCCGCAGCCGCGCCTGCTGCCGCTACTGAGCCTGCGGCAGCCACCGAGGCTGCAAAGCCTGCCGAGCCAGCTGAAACTAAGCCTGCCGCAAAAGAACCGTGGCAGATGACGTCAAGCGAATATTTTCAACAAGAATTCCCTAACATAAAAAAACATCCAGGCTCGATTGACAGAGAGCATCGGATTTCAGTTGAAAAAGCATTAAAAGAAGGCAAGCCGGTGTCGCCAGAAGTTCTTGCTGACTATCCAGATTTAAAACCAGCCGCCACTGAGACAGTAGAATCTAAAACAATTGGTGTTTCTGATGAAGCTCAACAGCTTTTAGACCAGCACGCAGACGCGGCTGGCGAAGCTGGAATTGTTACTGACGAGTCATTAAGAAATGAAGTCAGAAAAGGAGAGTCTGAATCAAGTGTTGATGAACCGTTTTCTCTTGGCAGGCATCTGACGCACATTGCCGATTTCTTAAAATCCACTGGCGGCATTGCTACAATTGACAGAATTAAAAAAAGAGTCGTCATCAATGCTCAGGCATTTAACGATTTCATTAAGTCTATTCCAGTTGAGCGCAGGGCGGCTGCTGTCAGGGCTGTGCTTGCAGAAGAAAGAATCCATCTTCATACGGCAGATGCCGACGCGCTAAGGTACTGGAACAGCTTGAGCAGGCTTGAAAAGTGGGCAATCAGAAAGAAATATCAAGTCGAACCGTCCCAGATGAACGACACGCTCTGGGGCCACGAGGCCGTGCGCTATCGCTTGCAGCAGCTGATGCGCATGAGCCCGACTGAAATAGCCCAAGAGTTCGGCGGAAAAGGTTCGACGCGCAGAAGGCTCGCAATTAAGTCGCTGGACATTCTTGAGGCAATTATCAGAAAGACCCGTTCCATTGTAAGCAAGACGGCTACAAAAGAAATGAATGCCGTTCTTGATAAGATTCAGGAAAGCTTAAAGTCTGGCAGAATTGCAGATGCTGAAATCAAAACTGTTGCTGGCAAGCCTTACAAAACAACGCTTTCAAACGAAGCCGCTGAACTTGAAAAGCAAGCCGAAGACTTTAGAAAGGCAGGCCTTAACGACGAAGCAGACGAGCTTATGCAGATGGCTCAATGGAGCCGCAGCAAGGCATACGGAGAAGAGATGCCGTTTGCAAGAGGGCGCAAACCTGGTGACGAAGACCCGAACCAAGGCACGTTTGATGCATTGTTGAATCGCGCAAAGTTTGAGGAGATTCACAGGGTAATCAACGAAACTGGAGACAGGCTGTTCAAAAAGAACGAAGCCGAGATGTTTCGTCAGGCTCAACTTGAGTCTGGTCAGCCTCCGATAATGGAGATTCCTTTGGCTCGCGGAAGGAATTGGAAAGCAACTGGAGAAGATGCCCAAGAATACAAGCTTCCAGTAGGATTGTCTTACGACGACTTGTACGAAATTGCATTAAAAAATAACGTTTCGCCAGAAAGGCTTCAGTCTATTTACAAAGAACTGGTATCGCTAAACCCAGAACTTTCCGGCATTTCAAAATCGCAATACGGAAAAGATTCACAAAGAAAAATTAGCCCAATAAGAGACGTCATTGCTGGAGTTGCTTCAAAATTTAAAGCGGAAAACATTAAATATTTTGTTGAAGAATTAAATGGAAGCTTTAGAAATGCAGACGAAAGAGCACGTCAATACAATAACCAAAAAGATTTTAAAGGAGGCGTAAGCCACGTTGTAATAACGCCTGATGAGTTTTTAGAGCAATTGAAATTTCCTCTTGCTGCTGGTAGAGCGAGACAGCTTGAGCCGCATGACAAAAAATCTGTGTTTGATATATCCCAATCTACACAAGGATTCAGGGATTGGGTCAGGGGTCATTATTTTATCGCCAGTGACGTTGCGGATTACTTTAGCTTCGAAACTGGGAAACCAATTGTTGCTCAGGCGTTCCATGGAACTCAGGGAGATATTGTAAAATTTGACAAAGCAAAGCTTGGCAGCGTAACTGAAGCCAAAAGCGCCAAAAAAGCTTTTTTCTTTTCGTCGTCACCTGTTGTTGCAAGCAGCTATCCAGAAATTGGAGGAGGCAGGAGGGTTGGCGAGCTGGACAGAAAAATAAATGAGACGCGTTTTGCATGGCTTGAAAATGATTCCAAACCAGCAGGACCAGGGCAAGTATCTGAAAGTGACAGGTTGCACAACCTTCAGCTAGAGCTTGAAGCTCAAAGAAACGAGCTTTTGGGCACTGGCGACATTTCTAAAGAACAACGCAGAATTGATGGTGAAATGAAGTCTCTGAAACTTGATGCTGATAAAATTTACAAGGATATAGTTAACCGAGATGACGGGGAAGCAACGCTCAAGGAGCGCCAAGAATTGAACAGGATTGAAATTCTTCAAAAGAATCTTGAAGCTGAATGGCAGGACCTAAAGAAGAAAAAAGAAAAGCTTTGGATGCAGGCTCGGCAAGAGGGGTCCAACATAATTCCTGTTCACGTAAAGCTTGAAAACCCTCTTGTTTACGATTTCAGGGGTGGAAGCTATCAAGACCATCCGTTTTCGTCACTAATTGACGAAGCGATTAAAAACGGTCACGACGGCGTTGTTTTCAAGAACGTAAGGGACGGAGCCACTGATGATGCTAATATTCCGGCAACAAACTATGCCGTTTTTGACACTAGCAAACAGGTAAGAAATGCCATCACATCGCAACCCATGGCCGCTGGTCGCCGCAAAAAACTAACACCGCCAGAAAGCGAAGAATTTAACAATTGGTTTAAAGGAAGTAAGGCTTCATACAAAGGCAAGCCGGTAATGTTTGTTCACGGTACAAATAAATCGTTTGAAAACATTAAGCCAAGTGATGAAACTGGCTTAATTTTTCTTACCGAAGATACTAGCCTTGGAAACATTTATACCAAAAAACTTAGTGAAGGACTTGGTGGAAGATTAATTCCAGCTTGGGTTTCAATGAAAAACCCAGCTTCTACTGAACTGTACGATTCTATTGCAGAAAAACTTGGCGTAAAAGGTGCGGTTGATTATTTAAAATCAAAAGGCTACGACTCGATAGGAAGCGGAAGAGGAGTTGTGGCTGTTTTTAATGCGTCTCAAATCAGAAGCGCGATAAGCAATCTTCCGCTTGCTCCTGGACGCGGACGCCCCAAGAAAGACCGCATTGACCCGTGGGCAAAGGGTTTGATGTTTGAACCTGAGCAGCTCGCGCCTCGCGGCGGCATTGACCAGTACGAACGCAAACTTGAAGAAGGACAGCTTCCAAAGCTTCCCACTGCTGACGAAATCAGCATGAACGCGGCTGGCTGGATTGCCAGAGAAATGACTTCTGCCGAAAAAGAAGGCAAGCAATACGTTCCAGATTACAAGAAGTTCTCTGAATACATGTCTCGCAACTTCAAGACCAAGTCTGGTCAAATGAAGGAGCTGTATCAGAACTTGCTTGTTGCCAACTTGCAAAATGCAAGAGGCGAATCTCTTCAGAACATTATCAAAGCAGTCTTTGGCAAAGAGCATCCTTTTTCAAAGATGCGGATACCTGACAAGATGAGCGAAAGCGGTGGTCTTCAGCTTGAGCAGTCAGATTTATTTAAAGACCCAGTTGCCGAAATTCTTAGGAAGGCTCGCACTCCAATGGAGTCAAAGGGCATTTCAGAATCCGAGCAGCGTCAGCGCATGCGGTCAAAAGCAATCTCCATGATTGTTAAGCGGCTTATTGAGCCGATGATGGAGAACGATGCTGAAGTTTTAACCCGCAAAGAAATCAGCCCGTCAGAACTCAGCCCAGTTGGTGCAGCTGAAGGCATTGCGTCTGGATATCAAGAGCTGTCTGCACAAGACGAATTCAACCCAGAACTTCCAGATGTTCTTGTCGATAGGAGCCGACGCAGTGCAAACGACAGGGCTTCAATAAGCAAACGCCTTACAGTCATAATGGACAGAAAGACTGGCAAGGTTCATATGGTTTCCACTTGGAGAAACCCGACCAGCGGAAAAGTATTCTTTGCAAATCCAGCGCTCAAGACTGGAGAGGGAATGTTCCTTTATGATGCGTTAAAGAACTACCGCCTTCTTCGTTCCGTTTTGCTTGACGAGCCGCTTGAAAGGTTTTCTCAATCTTATGAAAACCTTAAAGATTACAATAAGAAGTTTGGGAACGAAGCTTTTGAAAACTATTCAAAAGAGACCAGCTACGACCCTGACACAATACCAATTGAAGATTTTTCCAATTCCGAAAGCCCGAATCCAAATCAGGTGATGGTTGACCCATACGGAAGAAAGATTGAAATTCCATCAGAGGAAGGCATTCAAGGGGAAGGCGGCTCAATGGTTGGGCCTGCAAAGTCGCTTGTCGAATCTCAAATTGGAATGGGCAAGTCAGCAGTTGAAGAATCAATCCGTTCAAAGATTACTCGCCGCGAAGCAATGTCAGTTAGCGAAGCTTTCTCAGAGGCAGACACACCTGAAAAAATCAGAGAAGTTTTGAGCGGACTGCATCAAGAGAATTTCAGCAAGTTGCGTGAATCATTTCAAAAGGCAACCGTCAAGTTAGACAGGGCTCTTGAAGCTTTTCGCAGGGCTCTTGGCAAAGGCGGTGTTGATTTCACTAGCCTAAAAGAGGGCGAGTACTCAAATGAACAGGTTGAGCGCTCCATAGCAAACCTTTCAGAAGTGGAGCAGGAAAGAATCAACAAGGTTCAGGCTTCAATTCCAAAGTTACAGCAAGCTGTTGCAAATGCTTCTAGAGACTTTAGAAAGAATACGCTGCTTCGTTCCGGCGTAGCAAAGATTGCCAAGAGAGTTCAGGCATCTGGAAAAAATTGGCCTGTTGAAGATTTGATGAATCGGTTGGTTAATAAAATTCAAACATTAAACCAAATGTTTGACACTCATGAAGAGTTTGCAGACGCATTGTCAGAACGAGAAGTAAGGAAAGTAGAAAGGCCTTCCGAGAAGGGGACATGGACTCCGAGGCCTCCAGGAAAAAAGATGAGCGCTTACGAGCAGGCAAAGCGCGGACTGGATTTGCCTTCTGGAAAGCTGGCTCTGAAAGATGCTCCTGGAAAACCTGTTGTTCCAACGTCTCCAGAAAACCTTTCTCCTGCTCCACCTAAGCCTATTGAGACTATCAATGGTGAAGAGTTTAAGGCCATTATTCAGGGTTCGATTACTCCTGAAATGCGGTCTGGTGAAGCGACAAAGCTTTCTAGAGAAGACGAAATCGAGATTGAGAAATATCTCGCTGAAGAAAAAACTAGAAAGGAATGGGAATCTTTCCTTGAAAAACGGCGCGGTGATTTGGCTGCGCTTAATCCAAAAACTGAAAAGTTTAGATTGGAAGGGCAGGTTGTTGAAAAGCCTAAAGATGTTTCTGTTGATAAAGAAACAATGGCTCGGTTCATGAAGATTAGAAACGAGCAAAGGCGGAAGCAAGGGCTTCTCCCAATGTCTCCAGGCAGAGGCGCAATCAAGGCTGTATCCGATTCGTTTGCTGACTCGGTTGCAAAGTTTGTTGCTATTGGAGCTGCTTGGACAAAGCGCGCAAATGCAGACGCCGTTATATCTGCTGGAGCTGATGCGTATCAAACTTCTGCAAGAACTTTTGCTGCTGGCTCTGGTAATAAAATAAGGATTCAAGCCCTTAAGGATGGAGCGAAATTTCTTGGTCGCTCTCGTAAGGTTGAGAATCTAAAGATACTTGGAGGAGCAATTGCGATGCACGCAACGCGCGCAATTAGGAAGACGTTTGTTTATTCCAATGAAGCGACGGCAGCTTTTGACGAAGCGGCAAAAGATAGCTCGGACATGAAGATTGGGCACATGCTTCTCAATGCAACGGACATGCATTCTCTGAAGCTGGCAATCAAAGATGCGTTTGACCATTTTGAATTCAAAGACAAGCAGTCAGTATTAAGCAATTTGCTTTCAAGAATAAACAAAGGCGCTGGTCAAGTTGCCATTAGAAATGAAAAAGGGCAGACCGTAGGATGGAAAGATGCTGACAGAGCAATCAACGCAGACCTTCGTAAAGCTGGTCTTGAAATGATTAAAGAGGCCGAGCGCCGCATTGAAAATAATCTTGTGGAGCGCGGACTTCTGACGCATACGGGAGCAACTTACAAGATTGACGACTTTGCGAAATCTAAATTGGAAGAGTTTGCGCTTGGAGTTAATCGCGGAATCGCTCGCGCAAACAAGATGCTTAAGGAAGGCGGAATGAGAGACAGACTTGTTGCAAGGGCTTGGCTTAAAGACTTGGAAAAGCACAAGAACGACATCGAATTTGCAATGGCTCATTGGAGCGACCCGCAGCTTAGAGAGGCAACCATTGAAGCCCAGAAAGAGTTTGACGCTCAGTACGACAGAGAGTCAGCTGCTGGCTCAAGGCTGTCATACAATGACGCGTACCTTCCTGGACGTTATGACGGGCAATTCCATAACAACGATTCTATTGAGTTTGGTCCGAGCAGAATACTTGGACGCCAAACAACAAAGGCTCGCGTGTTTAAGAATTACTACGAGGCCGCATCTTCGGGCCCGTACATTGCTGCTTCGCATAACATTGCCGACATCCTTGAGCACAGGGTAAGACAAGGCATGACAAAGATTGGTCTGAGAGGATGGGAAGCTGATTTGATTTCAATGACCGACGAAGCGACTGGAAAACCCGCATTCATTGCGGCAAAGAAAGTTGGCGATGGGTTTGTGCCTGACTTGCCTCCAGGGGCTAACGGCGCTGATTACGTTGCAGTTAACACAAGCTCAACAAGGACTCCAATCTTTGCATTGGCTGGTGACTATGCCAAATGGCTAACAAGGCTTACAGCTCCCAGCAGAGTTGATGATTGGGCAATTGCAAAAGGAGCGCTTCAAGCTGGTCAAGCACTCAAGCACGTTGCGCTTGTTGGCGACATATTCCATTTGGCTCGCGTTACATATTACGGAGCTTCAATCATTGGAAAGAAAGCATTTGCACTAAGCGCTCACTCGGAAGGATGGGCGACACTAGACATACATGCAGCAGATTTAAAAACTGCTTTTGAAAAAGGATTCATAAGCGAAAAAGCGTACAAGTGGTCAACTGAAAAACTTCCAGTAACATTTAATGGCGTAAAAGATACAATGACTCGCCATCAGATTGCTCGAGAATATCAAAAGGTCGGGTTCAACGTTGGAATGATTAGTGATGCAATTTACAAAGACTTGGTTAGAAACGTTCCTGTTATCGGAACGTACAACAAATTCTTGTTTGACCATTATCAGCGAGGACTCATGATGCGTTCTGCGCTTGATGAATTTGAGCGCAGGCACAAACTAAACCCAAACAGAGACAGCAGAATTTTAATGCGTGAAATATCCCATGACTTGAATGGATACTTTGGCTCGATTGGAAAGCAGGGATGGGTTAAGTCTGCAACATTCCAAGACTTGCTCAGGATTCCGTTCTTGTCCCCCCAATGGGTTGAGGGCATCATAAAGAAAGATATAGCAATTCCTTATAAATTAATTGGCTCATTAAAAGACGGGATTGAAGGTCCGAAAAAATTGCTAAGGGGCGATGAAACTTCTGCAAGAGGAATCACAAGAGGCCTTATGGGAATGCTTGTCCTTACTCAAGTAATCAACATCATTAACAGAGGACAGCCTACTTGGAGCAATGAAGAGGGCCACAAAATGCAGGCCGACCTTGGAGACAATGTGTGGCTTGACCCGATGGCAGTTTTTAACGAGACGATTTCTGAGCTTGTTAGATACAGCGAAACAAAAGAAGACTCAATCGAAGCAATTAAACAAGTTGGAGAAAATAAACTTGGATTTGTTGGAAGGGCCGGCCTTGTTCTTGGAACAAGAAAAACATTTAAGGGCAGGGAAATTCATGGAGTTGGAAATCTGCTGGGTCAAACTGCGAAGACGCTTGTTCCAGTTCCAATTACTCTTAACGCTCCTGTTCAGGAAATGATTTACAAGCTATCAGGAGGAAAATATTCAGAACCAACAACTGCGCAGCAAGCGAAAAGGTCATTCTATGGCGTGCTTGGATTTAAAGTTGAGGCTGGAAGAAGGGCTGACCAAGAGATGGCTTTGAAGGCTAAAAAGTTTGTCGATGAAAACAAGCTGAAGTCCAGTTCGACAACCGTGAACATGTCAGATGAGCCGAGCTATTCAGACATACGCAGACAGCTTGACCTTGGCAATCCGCAAGGTGCCAAGAATGCGCTGCTTGCAATTAGGGAAAGAGGGGTAAGCGACAAGCAGATTATTGCAGCTATGAAAAGGTGGGAAAGCGCCCCATTCGCTGGCAGCAGAGCAAATGAACTTTTGTGGATTCACTCAATGGATGCCAGCGAAATGGAGCTTTACCAAAAGGCCATTGAATACAAGCGGGACTTGTATTACAAATGGATTGATTTCTACACTAACGAGCCGGAATAGACCACATCTGGTCTTTGACGATTGACGACAATAAAGTTTTGTCGCCACCGCTCTTGCGGAACTCTCTCATGTCTTTGCATGGGAGAGTAACTACACACGATTTAACACCGATTACCTTCTGAAGGTCGAGCGCGCCTTTGATGCCAGGTGCGTCGTTGTCAGAAATGATTACGACTTCTTTAATGGCTCTGTTGCTTTCAACAAACCATTTGATTTCATTTACGCCAGACGAGCAGGAAGCCCTGCCAACCGCAAACAAACCGCACGACAAAGCAGCCGCGCAATCGGTTGGCCCTTCGCATACAACGAGCCTTTCGGCAGGCTCTTGCATTGAATAGAACAAGCCATTCCTGCTTCCTGTGACCGCCCACTTCTTGCCAGTAGTGGAGCACCTAAGCCTAATGCCAATCATGTTGTAGCCACCGTCATACATCGGAAAGCCCCAAGCATTGGACTGCTCAAACCAAGCGGCCCAAATGCCAGTGTCCTTTGACAGCGATTGCTCTGACACGCCAAGGTCTTCTGCAAGCTTGCCTAGCATTGCATGGGTTGTCCTTGATGATGCCAGCTCAAACAGCTGGTTGCAGTCAATCGTAATTGGCTTTGGTTTTGGGTTTGGATTGAACGGTCTTATCCATTTGATTGTCTCGGCTAGTTTGTGGATGTAGCCAGTCTCGCCAGACGACATGCTGAACGGCCTGTTGGAAGACACTCTCATACAAAGGGCTGATGCCCCATCGTCTCCGATGAGGCACCAGTCCGCTTTGTCGCAAATAGGGCACTTCTTACTGGAGCTAACCCTTAACCAAGACATAGAGCTCGCTTGATTGTGTCTGCCGTTTTTGCCGTAAGCAGCTCGCGCGGCTGGCACCGAATAATTCTCCAGCCAAGGCACGCAGCTTCGTTATACTTTTCCATGTCTTTCACAAACCCAGCGCCACTTGTGTGCCTGCCTCCAACCCAGACGCCGCCTTCAATCTCAAGAGCAAGCGCTCCAATTTCAAAGATGTGGCCTCTGATTTCTTTTGTGTGCGGTTTCCAAGCAAAGTCAAACCTCCACCTTCTTGACTCGTGGAACTTGTGTTCGGCCAGCGGAACTGGGATTCCATGCGATTGAAAAAACGCCAAGACTACTGTTAAGTTATGTTTCATAATGTTCTTAATACTGCTCCTTCGTTTGCGTCCATGAAAGAAAACGGAACTGTCAATATGTCAGCCCGAGTCCTTGCCAATCTAGGTATTTGCATTTCTGTTATGCTGCTTATTTTCTTTTGTAGTTGTATGAGCTTTTTCTTTTCCCACTCTGCCTGCTCTTTCCAGTACATGTATTCGTGAGGCTTTTCTTGTTTGAGCATTGTTTGAACATGCGTGCTTATTTTCTTTTGCTGCTCCGCAATTTCAACCTCAATCTTCTTTATCTCGCGCTTAAGTTTGATAATATCAACATCAATCTCAAACGCAGACGCGTATTTTTTCTGTGTCTTTTTCATTTGATTCCTTTCAATACATCATCGAAGTCTCGTCTTCTCCATCCGTTTTTTGCAAGAGCGTCAATCAGGGCTGACGCATCTTTCATTGTCATGTCCTTTGTTTTGTAGCCGTGCTTGTTAAGCAACGAGCATTGTTTCAATGTTGCAAGCTTGCCGCTCCAGCGCCTGAACATTTCATTTATCAGCTGCCTGCCTTGCGAATATGACATGTCTCTTGGGTCAATGCCTTGCTTCATTAGCATCTGCGACTGCTTTTCGCTAAGAGTTTTGCCATTGTCCCAACCCCTGCTTTTGGTTGGCTGCAATTCAAACACATCAAACGGGCTAATCCTAGTCGACGTGTATCTTACTTTTGCAACCAGCTTTGCCTTTCTCGCTTCGTCAAGCCTTTGCTTCTTGAGCCTTTCTTCAATCAGCTTCTGCTCTTCTTCTTCAAGCAGCTGCTTCATGTTGACCTTGCCTTCTGTCTCTTTGGCTTTCTTTGATGCTGCCTCAATGGCTTCATCAGATACATTGCCTCCAAGAATGTCGGCTGTTGTTACCAGCTTGTGCCTGCCGCTGTTGCCAACGAAGTCCATGACAAGCATCTTGGGCTTCGGGCTTGATGCTATTGCGTCAAGCCTTTGCTCCTTTGATTCCTTGCCATCAACAATTCCTGGCAGCGGCCTAGTGCCCCTGCCAATCATCTGAGCATACAGCGACCTGCTCTTTGTTGGCCTAGCAACAGCTATTATTTCAACCGCAGGATTGTCATAGCCTTCGGTTGTGACGCCACAGTTAACAAGCGCAGACACAGAACCGCATCCAAACGCAGAGAATATTTTTGACCTCTCGTCGTCCGATGTCTTGCCGCACAGCCAGCTAGATATTCCAGGCACCACCCTGTTCAATATATTCGACAACTGCTCAGCTTGGTTAACGCTTACTGTGAATATGATGGTTCGCTTTGGCTCTGCCTGAGCCATCAGGAACGCACCCCATTCGGTTGGCGGCTTGTCCAGAAGCGTGTTTTGAGGAAGCCCAAACATCGCTTCAAGCGTTGGCATCGCCACGCCTGCTATTGCGCTCTCACTTTCCATTGCAGCAGATAAGTCTGCTCCGTTTAAGTCGCCAGCCGTTGTCCTCATGTGCGAGAAGTCGAGCCCACCAACATGAACCATCAGCTGCTCTGGCTCTATCAGCCAGCCGTTGTTAACGCCAAACAGAATGTCGCGCTCAGCCGCAACGCATTCGAATATCTGACCGAGCGCTTCTTCATCAGCCCTGTCGGGCGTTGCTGTAACGCCAAGAACCTTAAGGCCTGGGTTCCCGTTGGTGAAGTATTCGACTATCTTTTTGTTTTCGGCGCTTACTGAATGATGCGACTCATCATAAAGCAGCGTTCCGAAATCCATTGGGTTGAACCGAAGCATTCGCTTTGCGTCATCCTTGCCTGAGGCCATTGTCTGCACAGTTGCAACAACGACTGGCGCTTGGTTGAACAATGTCTTCGATGCGGACAGCTCGCCCATCTCGACTTCGACATCTATCTCACGCCTGAGAAACGCATCGCGCGCCTGCCATATCAATTCCTTACGGTGGGCAAGCAGTAATGCCCTTTTTGGAAGCCGTCTTTCAACGACTTCCGCCATAACGAACGTTTTACCTAGTCCAGTAGCAGCAACATAAAGCGTGGAGCGGTGTTCGCCCCACGCTTCCATGATTGCCTTGACATCTTCAGCCTGATAGTCGCGGCACTTATGTTTCATTAGTTGCTAGATATTATCCTGAGAGCTTTGTTCTCTCCTTCCCACATGCCTTGCATAAACATGACATAGTAAAGGATTTTCATTCTCCTCGAAGCTTCTTCTGGAGCCAGATTAGCGAACTTGTTCATGTCAGATACCGCCAAAGAGTATTGACTATGAAAAACTTCGTTTTCTGGTAATTCTTCCAGCATTAATTCTTCGACGTTGCTCGACAGTATTTCATTTTTGCTCAATCTTGTTCCTTATTTTTTTGAGTTCTTCCGACACGCCAGTCTCGTATTTAAACTGGCTTATTACACCACGTCCGCTGCACAGCCTGCACTTGTCAACTATTTGACCTTGGCAGGACGGGCACACCGCATACGGGACGGCAACCTTTAGCATCATTAAGACTCGCTCGAAATCCGTTTCGATTGAGTTGAAGTTTACCTCGCAGTAGAGCAAGTCTTTTTCCGACTTTGCCTTGCGGATTGTTTTGTATGACTCCGATATTGAGTCAATTAAAGACATCACTTCTTCCGCTCTCTCTGCATACTTTGCTGAGTTAGCGGTGTGGGGATATCCTGTTTTATCTTTACCATAACCCGATACGACTTTTCCTTTTTCCATGTTATCGCTATCGTCTTCATCGGTTTGTTTTCTTTTGAACTCCCTGCCGTCAGATGACTTGAGCTTGTCGAACTTTGGAATCACTTTTTTCTTTTCAAGCTCCTGCCTCACCTTGATTACCAAGTCAACGCCAACGCCGCACGCATCAGACAGGGAGTTGTTTGAAACTTCTCCGAACTCTCTTAGCGCAAGCTCGACGCACGCCCTTTTGTCAGCGCTGCTTCTTCTGATTCCGTGGCTCACATTGCATTTCAATGCAAACTTAACGCAGTCAGTTCTGCTTCCAGACCTAACGTCAAACGTGTTTGATTTCATGCCAGCCAACTTCATGGCCGCAATCCTGTGCATTCCGTCTGCCACAAGATAACTGCCAGCCGACGTTTCAAACAAAATACAGTCAGGCATTTCAGCTTTGTCTAACTTGTATTGTTCTGCATACTCTTCCGCAGTCTCTTGCTTGTACTCGCTTCTTACATGCGGCGACTCTTTGATGTTGATGTGTTCCAGCTTGATTAGTTTTTCTGCCATGATGATTTTATTTTTGAGTGTATAATACCCAAACGGCAAAAGCAGCCCCAATCATCAGTATGATGAAAGGGGCCCACATTGAGGGTGGAGTTTCCATTAGGCCTTTGCTTGTTTGAGAGACTTTTTAACAGACGATACTTGAACATCGTCTCCGATAATTGCGTCGATGCATTCTTGCAGCTTCTTGCCTTTGAGCTTTGTTGCAGACCTTACAATCTCAGACAAGTCCTTTTTGCTGATTGTTGAGTTGTTTAGAAACGGCTCCAATGCCACGCCATATTTTGATGCTTTATCAAAGATGGATTGCAAGTTGGTTATCTTTTCACGAGCCACTCCATCTACAAGCGAGTATCCAGGGACGAAGTCTGCATCCATTAATGCGCCTGCTTCCATTGCAGCCCAAGCGTTGTCTAGCCACTTCTGAGCAATGCTATATGTGTCGCAGAACTGCTTGCGCTGCTCTGGTGTCCACTCGCGAACAGGCACATCGACCAAGCTCTTTGGCGCAGGCACCAAAGACCCTGCCCAAGATTGATACTCGCCGCATTGCATCTTCGCCTTGCAGAACTTGCATTGAACTTCTCCAGCGGTCCGCTTGCCGCCAGCGTTGCTTGCTCTGACGCGTTCGTGAAGAATCCTGCCAGCTTTCTCAATGTCGTCTCTTGAATACACTGTGATTTCTGGAGTGTGCGTTACCAGCGGTTGAATGACAACGACTGCAATCTCAGCCAGCAGCGGAGTGTTTGCGTTGACGACAACAACTTGGTCTCGCAGCTGCAAGTTGTTTGGCGATGTTGGAACCTGACCAGGAAGAGCTTTGTATTCTACAATCAAAGCTTTCGTTCCTTTGCGATACGCGCAGTCAACCTGACCGCTGTGCCGCAATTTGTCAGGCCAATGAACCCAGAACCTGTTCTCGCGAATCTCCTGCATGTTCTCAACGCCAGCACCGAAGTAAGCCTCAATGACTTTCTTCTCTATCTTGACGCATGATTCGTAGATGTCTTCCTGCTCAACTGTAAGCCCATCGCTTGACTTTTTATACAGAGCTTCGTGAACCGCTGTGCCAAACGCAGCGTCGTCTGATTTTGTGTCAGGCAATCCTTTCTGCGCTAGGAACCTGCCAACGCATAACGCATCGGCTTGTGCGCTGCTTGCGCTTGTGTATTCGCCACGCTCGGATGCGTTTTCAATAATTTCTTCGCTCATTTGACCCCCTTGATTTTAGCGAAGATTGTTTCGCGTTGGTGCTCAACCATGTCAATCACATCGGCAGGAACGTCTTTCATATGCTTGATGTTATCATCAATCGTCCCAATGCTAACAAGGAAATCAATCAACTGAGCTTCCTTGATTCCAGCCAGCTTGGCGTAACCCTCAACAGCCTTCAGCTTGTTGTAAGACTTCGGCTCCTCGACCTTTGGAGCAACTTCGTTTTCCGAAGTTGGTGCCTCGGCAACCTCAACAAACACAGGCCTGCTAGGCTGCTCGTCCTTTTCGTTGTCGATGAACGAGACTTGCTCGGCATCGGCGTCGATGACTGCGCCGCCGTCCATCTTCAATGCTTTGCGCATCTGGATTGACTTTGGGCCATAGTGGTTAATCAAAGACTTCTCGACTGTCTTGATTGCCATCTCGTCCCGCTTTGTAATCCAAAGACAGGTGCTGTGCTTCTCTGGCTTGTCTTTGCAATAGCGATACTGCTTTGAATACATCATCGCGTGCTTTTCAATCTCGTCCACAGTCCAGAACTCGCCACGCTCAAAGCCGTTTAGCAGCTTGAACTTGGCAGCGTAGCCGATGATTGGTGTGAGCGGTTCAACAGGCTTTGACTTGTCCACCACAAGCTCGCCAGTAAGCTCGTCCCATAGCTTTAGCTGGCCTTCATAGACCACAGTCGAGCCGAGCGTCTTGTATTCGCCAGAGCGCATCGCAAGTTGGATGAACCCCTTGTAGCCGATTTGGAACTGGCACTTGTCGCCGTACGGAATCAAGTGAGCCTCGCCGATGTTGCCGTCGATTGCTAAATCAAGCGCAGCAGCAGTCAACGCAGCGCCGATTACCGACGCTGGATTGCACTTCTGAAGCTGAGCTGACTGGTTGACAGCTTGGACAAGAGCCGCCGCAAACTGCGGAGCGCGCTCGCCCATTATTTCCCGCAAACGATTTTTAACAGCGTCTTGCTGCACCATGTCGCGGATTGATTTTGATTTGATTAGTTCATTACTCATTGTTTTGTTTTTTTGTTTGTTTACTGCACCGGCACTCGCCGGAAATTGTTGTTCATAGCTTCCCTATTTTTTCAACTTCGCGCTCGTTAAACTTTAGCTGTTCATTCCTATAATCCGATAATACTTTTTCTAGCCTTTCAATTTTCAGTTTGGCTTTTTGCAATTCCGCGCAGGTTGGAATCAGCCCGTTGTGGTGGATGTAATCAACCCCGCAGGACGGGCAGAAAGTGTGTAAGTCGGTGTAGTTCATATTATTTTAATAAATCTTTATTTTCAAATATGTTTCCAATAATTTCACATTCTGAAAACCATTCTTGGGACGCATAAGATATGCCTGCCATAAACTTGCCATTGTCATAGAAACATTTTAACGGGATTTTAACATCGTCCAGCAAAATATCTCCCTCGTAAATCTCTTTGCCATTTTTGTCTTTGAGTCCTGTGTATTGTTGAACAACACATTCATCCTCATCACATTTAAAATATCTATCAAAGGCAGTAAATTCATTAAAATTTTTGTTATTAAAATAGCACCTATAACTCAAAAACTCTTTCTGAAATATGTCCCACACTCTAAATTTAATTTCTCTGTTCATTGTTTTTTCCTTTTGAAACCGCTGGTTGTTGTTACGTGAGTTTATTAATTAAAGTGCTGTGGATTCCAGATTATTGGCAATGCTACCACTGTTTTGCCGCGCCAGTATTCATCAATGGATTATTTTTTCCGTCGCGCCACAGCTCGCGACGTAGTTATGCGGCTAAATCGTAAAAATAAAGCCGCAGCGCGACTGGCGTAATCGCGCTGCGGCCAGGTGGTTTCAATTTAGCAAACCTTTTCCGATTGTCAACTCACACGCCATGTCCGAAGTAACCGCCCTCGGCTTCGTATGCCGCCCACTCTGCCTCAGACTTTGCCATTGAGTCATCTTTCTTGCTGGCAGCGACTTGCTCCTGTTCAAGAGCTCTGCACAGCTGCTGAAGACTGAGGAAGTTGTCCGAGCACTGCTCGAATATCTCGTGATAAAGCTCGGAATACTGACCATCGCCAAGCTCGTCGATAATGTCGAACAGCTCCTCGTCGTCGACGCCCATGAGCGCCGCTTTCTCCGCAATCTTGGCAAGCGCTTCTTGCGCATTGCTGTATCGCTTGTATGTGTTTTGAGCGAGCGGTTTGTTTTTGTTTGGGCAGTTCTCCTCTGCGTGTGTTTGCCAGCTGTTGCAATTCTTGCACCAGTTGCCATGACCAAACCCGTTGAAGCTTGCATGCGATGAAGCATACACATGCACTGGCTCAACGACATAGTTGGACTTCCAGATGTCATTGAACGGATGGTCTTTGGGCGCTGGCACGCACATCTGGTCGCGAGCAACTTTGTTCATAATCTGCAACGGGTCGAAGCCCAAGTCAGACACGAACTTGATTTTCTCCATCGCCTCATTGCCGATGTCCCAGAACGCCGCCATGTCAGGCTCGAACTTGTTGCCTTTGATATACAGCCTGCAATGGATGTCATGCCGAGGGCTGTCCATCTTGCCGATTGTGATGTGCAAGCCGTCCACGCCCTTCTCGTCTGCGGTGTCGGTTGAGCTTTGGAACGCAGTCGCTGAGCAATGATGATGCACTGTGCCGAATGGAACATAGCCTTCAGGAATGTTCAGCGCTCGCTGAGTCTTGAATTCTTGGTTGTCCAGCTCCTTGGTGGTCATTGATGTTCCGCCTTTCTGCGGGAACGCCCACGCCATCCAGCCATGCTCGGGATGAACAAACAGGCGAACTTGCGACTCGCTCTTTTCGGTGTCTTGAGTCCACTTGAAGAACGCAAGAACTTCGCGCCACATCTCGGGGTCCATCTTCTTGCCTTTCCAAGTGAAGTCGCCTTTCGTTGACTTGACTTCGTGCTCAAGAAGACACTCGAACAATCCGTGGACTTCTTTAAGCTCAACTGACTTGCCGCTGCTTTCTGTGATGGTTGCTGATTTCATATGTTAGTTGCTGTTGTCTTCCAATGCGGTTTCGTAATCGTTACCAAGGTTTGTGCGAACTGCCTCAAGGAGCCGAGTGCGAAGCTGGCGATAACCGCCGTCAGGTTCAGCTTCGAAGTTGTCTGTGTGGTCAAACTCTTCGTTGTCGTATTCATATCCGTCATAAGACTCCATTAAGCTAGAGTCATAATTCTCGGATACTTCGTCATGGAGCATGTCGGTAATTTCCTGAACTGATTTGCCATCGTCAATCCATTGTTGAATGTCATCCATCGTTGTGCTGCTCATGTACGAACCGCTCCTGCGAACAGAATAATCGCACCTGCCATACTCGACATCGGAAATAGACCACTCGACATCGAACAAAATACGACCATCTGGATTGTACTTGCGCATGGCGGCGCCAGTCTTTGACTCAAAGTTTTCTTCGACCCAGTTTTTAAGAGCGTCAAACCCAACCAATTCCTTGGGCGGCTCTTTGAGCAGGATGCGCATCATCTGCGCTCTGACAATCGGATTGTTAGGCGACAGCTTGATAAGCTCAATGAAGCTAGCAGTGAAGTGCTCTTCGATTTTGCTTTTCTTGACTGGCGCTGGCGCTGGAGCTTCGGTGATTACTGCGGGGACAATTTGTTCTGCGGTTGTATCATTCATTGGTTTTTGTGTGGTTGATTTGTTTAACTACTTCGTAACTGGACATGTTTTGACGGATGCGGTAAGGCAGGTGTGCTTGAGCTTCGCGGTTAAACTTGTTGCGTTCCATGTGCCATAGAACGAACAGATGTTGCATCAATGCCGCAGCCATGAAGTTGGCTGACACCAGCTGCCTGTTGTTTTTCTGTGCTTCTCCCGTGCAGCCGATTGCCGCATGGCGCGGGTCATCGGATGCGTCGGTAGAAATTTCTGGATAATAGCGCTGAGGGTCCATTTCACTACCCTGCCACTTGGGGTCATAATAGTAAGCCTCAGCACTAGTTACCTCGTTAGCGCCGAATATAGCTTTGCAGCCATACACATCGCATGATTCAAGCACGGCTTTCCTTGCCGGATTGTTGTCAACGCCGACAAGCAGCCAGTCCTGCCTGTTCAGGTGGATTGAGCCGTGCGAGTAATAGCCGCAAGGAGCAGCAACGCAGCCATACTTGGCCGCGAGAGCTTGCGCCTTCGGCTTGCCGATGTCCTCTTCGGTAAACAGCTGACGATTGAGGTTTTTATGCTCAAGTGTGTCGCCGTCGACGACAATGACTTCGCTTGGTGATTTGAGCAGACATATTGCGGGAGTAAGCCAGGAGCCTACACCGCCAGCGCCGATTATGTATATCATATTAAAAAGGAGCTTGTGATGAAACTACCTTGTCAAAGAAGTTGCTCATGTTTGTTTGCATGTTTGGCGCACTCTTTAGCGTTTTGTATCTCTCAAACATGTTGTGCATATGAGTGTGAAAACTTTCTCGATGTTCTAAATTAGGCAGCAGCTGTATAAGCAGATTGCTGTTATGATATGCAGCAACCATTATTTTGTGCCTATTTGTACATTCGCTGATTGCGGATTTGTATGACTGGTCGATGTCTTCGATGATTGGCTTTGTTGTGGTTTGAGAGGAGCGCTTAAGCTCTTCGTAAAACATTTGTTCTATTTTCATATGGATGATGCGACGATGTCGGTTACACGTGTTGCGATTTTAGTGCATAGGTTTGACCAATGAGTTGACTCGTCCATTGGCACTTGCTCAACGGATGTTTCGGTTGGCTTGAACATAAACATGCTGCCAGCTTTCTGAGATGTTTGAGAACTGTTCAAATCGCTGTTCCAGGCTGAGTTGTAGAACTGGCCGAGAGCCAGCGCAAACGCGGCTTGGATGCTTTCTGCGCCGCCATCGAACCTGCCCATGCAGACTGCGCCATCTTCAAAGATGTTCGGGAGCGGAAGCTTCCAAGCAACTTTGTTGGCGTCCAATGCAAACAAGTAGTTTGATTGGTCAGGCTGCGTTTTTGGACAGAGTCGAGGAATGTTCCAGTTATAAACCTTGGACACAAAGTATAGGCTCATGCTTTCTGGGCACACCCACTTCGGACTCATGATTGGATGCTGTTTTGATTGCGAATCATCGGTTTTGATGAATATCGGACGAAGTATTTTATCGTCTGGGTTGAGATAGTAATGCGATGTCAGCGTGATGCTGTGCAGTCGGGTGAACACAAACAATTCGTTTTTCTTGAACGACATGTGCACGGGATTGTCGCCGAAGTAAAACGCGTTGCAGATTTTGTGAACCATTTCGCTGGCGAATGATTCTGCGATTGTTGATGAGAGTTCGCGAGGCTCTTGGCTCTCTTGAACGCTGAAACATGTGCCGTCTGGATTGATTCGTATATAGTTTTGGAAGTTCATTTTGTTGTACGGTTTAATGGTTAAAAAAAGGGGCGGCAGGTTTTACCCTGCCGCCCCAAGTGGATTTGCTACCGATTATGCCTTGCTGTTGGCGCGAGTCTCGAGAGAAACGATAGTGCCGTTGCCGGGAATCGCATCGCCAGGCATCTCAACGCTGTTGACGAGCGCACGGACATTGTCGCCGTAGCCAAGCACGACGCGAGTGGTCGGGTCAGCAATAATCTGAGCGATGGTGGTGTTTTCGTTGACGATGACGTTGCGAACTTCGGAGCCGTATTTGATGGTGATGGTCTTCATAGGTTTATTACTGTTGTTCTGCGTTGCAAGGAGACTTGCGTCTCGGTTGAATGGCTTGCGTCCATTGATTTTTCACTTCTCTGTATATCAACCCACTCAAGTGGGCTGATTGCAAAGCACAGACTTTGCGCGGTCTGTGAGCGCGTGATGTTATACAGCGTATGCCTTTTTGTGCGCGGCTGCAATCATTTCCATGCGAGCCTTGCGCTTGTTGTAGTCATCCCATGAATCAACAACGTCTGAAGTTGCTTTGTTCTCAAGCTGGATGCGCTTGATGATTCTAAACGCCTCGGCTCTTAGCGAACCGCCTCTGTGACGAAACTTTATTTTGTTTGGCGCTTCGTGCCAACTATTGCCCCGCATGTTGCGGTTGTGCAAGTCTCCGTGATGATTCACAGTCTACCTCCAGTCAGATAGCCGAACTTGATTGCTTTGTTGTTCTCAACGCGACGAACACGTTTGTGGAATGCAACGAATCCGCAAACAGGGCAAGCAAGTTTGTTGCATCTGCATTTGTTGGCTCGAAGACCAGCCATCTTGATGATAAACGGTTCGGCTTTGCTGAGTGTTTCGTCGTCGCGTATTTCGCGAGTGACTCTGGAGTAATTAATGAGTGTAGTGTGCATATTATTTTAACGATACTAGTTGAGTTGTCATTTTGTGAGTTCCAGAGCCTCGCCCCGTGTATTTTCCATACGGAACATACCTGCGATAGTTCTGAAAGTTTTCAGCTGACATAACCATCAATGTCGGAGCGGTTTTGCTCGAATAATTCATGTCGCCTTTGTATTTTTTGACATGCTTCGATGCGCATGAAATGCATATTTCCAAACCAATCTTTGCGCGTATTGGTTCGATTGCTTTGTGGCAGATTGAACAGATTGTAATCTTCATTTGATTGTAACATTCTTGCGTTGTTTGCCGAACTTCAACGCGTCTTTGTGGTTGTTGAAGTAAATGTCGATGCGATTGTCAAATCGCTTGGCTAATCTGTCTTGGACAATGTATGTGTGACCATCAATCAGCACTTTTGTGCCGAATGGGATAGACCGACTCGCCGCGACTGTGACGCCTTGCTTTGGCGTGTGTCCATCGGCGGTTTTGGCTGTCTTGAACCATGAACCACAGCAGATATGGCAGGCGCAATAGGCTGTGACGACTGCGTTAGTGAGTATCATATGTTATATCTTTGATAGAATAGCTAGAATGATAACGGAGACTTCCATTGCAATGAAAGACCAGAGAATTTTGCGTTCAGGTGACATAATATTTAATAAAAAGGCGGTCAGGTTTGCTGTCCCTGACCGCCGTTGATTGGATTAGGAGACTTGATTCAAGGCTTCGAGCAGCACAACTTCCGACTTGGACTGCGCAGCTTCTACGATTGCAAGCTGCTCGTCTTCCTTGAGCTGGCGCATCGCTTCGACGAGCTGCTCGCGGCTGATGGTGTGCGTTTGACGCGTGCAGGAGACCAGATTCATGGTCGCCGTGACTTTGCCTGACTTGCTGACACGTTTCGTGAGCCGGCCACCAGTCCAATCGGGAGACGCAGCCATCTGCGCGAACTCGCCGATTGCCGCTTCCTTGACCTTGTCGGTCAGGGCCAGGATGGCAGCATCAATCTGGGCTGAATCAGTCTTCGTGTTCAATCCGAGCCGCTTGGCAAGGTCTTTACGCTTTTCGATGGTCAAAGACATACCGACGACAGGATTCTTCTCGCCTTCCGCAGCTTTAGGGTCTTGAAGACGAACCTTCGAGACGATACCCAAAGACAATTCGGGAGCGGTGAAGTTGAACAGGCTGATTTGTTGGTTTTTCATACTATTTTGTGGTTTTAACTGAGTTTACTACGTTTCACGGATTCATTCCGCGTCAGCTTGGTATGAGCTGAAAGCGAGAGTCAGGCAGACCCCGCTTTCAAACCACGACCACCACAATTTAGCATTACGCATCGGCAACCATGTTCAAAGCAGCAACAGGATTGGTGAGCAGCAACCACTTGAGCTGGTTATCGTCCAACTCGAACTTGACCACGCTGCGCGGACTCTTGGCAGGCACTTTCTTCGTTTTCTTAACACGATTGACTTTGTAGCTGAGACCTAACTCGTTTTGGTTTTTCATTATAACTTTGGGGACACTATCTTACTGGGAATCATGTCCTTACACATATAGGAACTGTGATACCGTCCGAATTAAGGTTGCCAACTCGAAAGCTTGCCATTTCACCCAGAACTTGACACCAATCTGTCCCTCGCATATTGTCCCACAAATGGCACAGCATGGCGTCCAGCACCAAGCAGCTTGCGACTTACAGAAACTGTTGATACACAAGGCGAGTCAGCCCGAGACGACAGCCCAAGAAGCAGCAGTAGCAATCAGAGAATGGCAATCGCTCGAGAGATTGAAGCGAGAGATGCGAGGCATTCCTCCACTCAAAGCTGCCAGCGTGACCGAAACGCTTTCGCTGCGCAAAGCCAAGCAGTTTGCCATCGGATCACACGAACCCGTCGAAGTTTAAGGAATCTCTTTTCGCCAAACCCGTCCCCACCCTGCCGCCGATGGACGCCCCAATCGCCGAATGGTAGACAAATCACACACAGCCTCACGATAGCTACCAGTTTTTAGCACGGTTCTTCATACAAGCACTAGGGAGGTTCAACGCGCCAGGGGGTGGGGGTGGTCTTGCAATCAGGTAACTGCTTTATAAAAGCTCTTCAGGGTGGTCTACTAAGTCTTTTGAGCAAATTAGCTCTACTGCTCAATGACTGCTGCTGTATGAAGAATTCAGCACTTAACTGTTCTAACCTAAATGGTTATTCAGTCTTCTAGTAATCAGGGCATAGCACGCCCTTAATAGAATAAGTTCCGTGGCTGGAGAGCTTCCAGAACCGACGGGTTTCCCTGTCCTTGCCGTATGCAATAGCCGGTTAGCGATGCACGAAGGGGAAACTGACTGTGGTCTTCGACGGCTTGTTCAAACGGGGCGTGTTTCGGGTTTCACCAGAGGGTGTCCCTATCATGAGGCCTGCCATGAACAGATTGCTTACTGAAGCTAATGGGCTGTTATTACCGCAGCCGAGGTTGTTTGATTTTATCGAAGAGGAGGAGGGGGCTGACATTGCTGCCAGCCCCCCGATATGAACGGGCATCACACCGTTCTGGCGCAGAGCCAGATTCAGAAATTGTTGCACGATGCCGTTCATGTTTCTACAAATAGCTCACTGCTGAGTAGCTGTCAAAGTATTATTTGAATTACTTTGAACTCGCCAATCAACCAGCTGCGGAACCGAATACTCCCTGCATTCCCTGAAGTCGCGAATCATGTTTTCAATGATGACCGTGTTGTTCATCTTTGAATCCTTTGCCATCTCAGGAATCCTGTCCGCTATGTCAGCGGCAAGTAAGTGAATGTTCACCATGGCACCTCATCACCATCTTTGACATCATCAGTAGGCTCAGCCTTGGGAGCAAAACCCTTCTTGTCCCAAACCTTGCCGTTGCCAAGAATCGGCATGTCTTTTTTCTGCTGCCGCTCTTCCTTGGTGACACCCTGCTTCACAATGTAATCGCCGTAGTCGCTGGTCGGAGTCTCAAACAAAACCAACTCCGCATACACGGCTTCCTTGCCGTTTTTCTTGGTCACTCGCTTGAAACGAGCTTTGTCCAGAAGAGTGACATCAATGCTTAGAGTAATCATGTTAGTTGGAGGCAGGTGTTTCAGTCTGGGCGGTGGCGGAAGCGCGGGTGATGGAGTTATGAAGCGCCTCAAACTTGGCGCATTCCAACGCACCAACCACATCCATCACATTGAACTGACCCTTGTACTTTTCAGCCACGCCCTTGATGAGCTGGTTGATGCCCTGCACGAGCACGATTTGGGGGTTGATGTCCTGGGCTTCCTGCTGTTCTTGATTTTCCATATATGCTTATTTGCTGCGTTTTTGGTGTGTTTCTTCCCGAGCAACTTCGTTTAACGAAGATGCTATGATTGCTTCATACCGCTGAACCATCGACAAACGCCACTCGCGAGTGCCGCCTTCCAGCTGGCAAAGATAGGAATGGGATATCCGCATCAGTTTCGCCATGTCGCGCAAACTGATGTTGGCATCCATTCTCATCTTCTTGAACCCAAGACCGATGGTAGACGCCGTCTGGCGCTCACCAGTCCCGAGACAATATTGGCATTTCATAATAGTACCGACGCACCAATAATAACGCTTGGTAACAATTTTGCAAATAAAACTTGCGGAAAAATTTTGCAGTGGTAATTTACGTCCATGGCTAAGCTGAAAGACCGCCAAAGACAAATACCGAACGGACTGAAGTTTCATTTACCTGAAGTGAAATATAAGTCGAGCCCGTTTGCTTCTTTTGATTCCATCTGCAATTCAGTCCACACAATCGTCCAGGCTAATCTCGAATTGGCAATCGCCAAAGGTTGGCCGACTGACATGCCTGCGATTCGTGATTGGGTTGATACCTACAACGCCAACCTGTGCGAGATGAACAAGTGGACGGACTATTACGACCCGACTCCAGGTTCGACTCCAGATTTTTCCCACGTCCCGCACAACGAGTGGCCGCTTTGGGCAAAGGCTCTCAAGCTTTTGAGCAACGACAAAGACGGCGGAGTCGGCGACACGCTCGCTCGCGTGATTGGCGATGAGACAAGTGAAGCTTTTAAGAATTGGTACAAGGCGACGTTTGGAAAAGTTTGCGGATGCAACGGACGCCGCATTGAATGGAATCATAAATATTCCTACAAATGATTTACCCCATGGTGCAGCGGAGTATTGTTCTGGGTGAGTCAGGCATCCATAGGTTTGATGTGTGTGACGCGGACCGTGTTGCACAGGGGTAAGTACCGCTAATCAAATCAACCTGACATAATCTTATGGAAAAAAATAAAGTAGTAGAGCAGATGCTTAAGTTCAGAACCGCAGACTATGACGTACGCGTGTGGCGCGATTGCACTACGACGTACCATGAGTCTTTTGACATTGACGAAGTCATACTCAAGTATGGCGCTGTTGGAAAATTTGAGCTTGGAGAACAGATTTCAAAACTGCCAGCAGTTGCAGCCGTTGAAGTTCTTGATAGAAACGGAAACGGATTTGTGGTCTACCCAGACTGGAAATGATTAAAAATTTTATGACAATGGCGGAGTCAATCTTAATGATTGTCACGTTAGCGCTGGCGTGGGGAATAGCAAACTTAATTGACCTGCTTTACAGGGCTGTTGGAAAAAGATACATAAAAGAAGAAGACAAAATGTTTCCCAATTATCCATTTCACGAATAACTTTACAAATGATTTTTTTAAACGCGGCAAGTGAATTGTTTGACGCTATTGTTATGGTTGCATTGTTTGTAGCTCTTGTGTGCGTTTGGTTCATTGCTTCGATTGTTGTTCTTATTTGCCTGCCTTGGAAATTTGCCAGCCTGTCATGGAAAGCCGAAAGGTCTACTAACTACGCCCCATCGGATGATGGAAGCGGAAGCCTTAACGGACGAAGATAGGCTGGCGCCTCTTTAATATGTCTCGCGTAAAAGTATTTTGCTTTTTTTATAATGAATCATTTTTGATTCCTTTTTTCTTGAGGCATTATCAATACGCCGACATTCATGCTTTTGTAAGCAAATCAATAGATTCAACAGTTGAAATGCTTCAAGCCGCTCCCAATGTCATTGTTGAAAACGTTGAATTTCCTCAAGGGCTTGACGACGAAATAAAAACAAACACGCTTAACAACGCGTTAAACAAACACGACAGCAAACACGATTGGCACATATGCGTTGACTCGGATGAATTTATTTGGCCTCAAGGAATGAACCCGCTTTTGTTTCCAGACAAGACTCCCGAATTTCTTGATTCAATTTCTTCAAAAGATAATTGCGTCATGGCAAGAATGTGGAACGTTTACAGGAACAAAGAAGATTCAGACTTAAATCCGCTTTTTCCAGTTTCATCTCAAAGAAGGCATGGCGTTCCTGAATTTCATATTTGGTACGAAAAAAAGATAATCTTTCGTTCAAACCTCGGGATAAATTTAAGTCTTGGGAACCACAGCACTTCTGGTGGTGTGAGCGTTTCGCCAATCGAATTCAGGGGAGCTCATTGGCAAAATGCAGACCCATCTTTTTGCGTCATGCGAAGAGTGAGGGACCGCTCAAACCATATAAGTTTAAACAACAAGTCAAAGGGCTACGGCGTCCAGCACTTTGACTTGTCAGAAGAAAAAATAATGCAAGAGTGTCGAAACCACGAAAACGACCCAATTGTGTTTTAGCCAAATGAAAATAAAAAGCGTATTTGAAATTGCAAAATCTAATTCAGAACTGAACGTTCCAGATTCAATAGATTTGCAAGGATGGAACAGCGATAGCGAAATCTTTTACAATCTTGTAAATGAGATAAAACCAAACACGATTGTGGAAGTTGGGACATGGAAAGGCAGAAGCGCTGCTCGATGGCTTGAGGCGACAGCAAGTGCTGGTTTAGAAACTAAATTGTATTGCGTTGATTCTTGGCTTGGTGGAATAGACCATTACATAGCTGAAACAAACAGGCTTTTAGATTCCGCTGGCTCTCCAAGAATCTATCATCAATTCATTAAAAACTTTATTGATTCAAAACATTCGAACCGCATTTACCCAATTCAGCAAACAAGCGTAAACGGGGCTCGCATATTGTCTCATTACAAAATCAAAGCTGACATCATTTACATAGATGCCGGACATGAATACGAAGACGTTATTGACGATTTGAAATATTATTGGCCGGTTCTTGAAAAGAATGGAAAAATGTTCGGCGATGATTTTTATAATTTTTCAGGTGTTTCAAAAGCCGTTGAAGAATTTTCAAAATTAAACAACTTGTCGTTTGACGTTGTTGAAAACAATTTTTGGATTTTAAAATGAAATGTTACGTCCATCTTGGAAAACATGGAGACTTGATGATTCTGATGCCAGGTTGGCTTAAAGAATTTCAGAAAACTGGAGAGCGCCCAATCGTAATGGTAAGCAGGGAGTTTGCTTCAACTCTTGATGGAATATCCTACGTCAAAAAATGGGTTGTTGATTTGCACTGGTATGGCGATTGCGGAGAAGCAAGGAAATGGGCCGAAAAAGAATTCGGAAAAGAAAACGTCATCTTTCCAAAATGGTGGGATGACCCTACGTTTACTCCGCCAGAAATCAGGCACGATGCCGTAAGCTTAATCATTCACGGAAAAAGGATGATGATAGAAAAAGACGAATGGTTTTCCTACATGGCAAGTTCGTGGAAATACGCTGGTTTTCCGCTGTCAGAAATGCTTGAGCCAGTTGTGTTCGATAGGCGCAGGCCTGGAGTCGAGCTTGCGCTCAGGAAATTGTATTTCAAAACCAAGAAGCCAAAACTTTTTGTGTGTTTGAATACTGGAGGCTCAAGCCCATTTGGATACGTTCCAGAAGTTGAGAAAGTGATTTATTCATTTAGAGATGAATTTGAAATCATTGACCTGATGCAAATTAGGGCTGAACACATCTTTGATTTGCTTGGTCTGTTCGACCACCCAGCCGCATGCCTTGTCACAACAGATACGGCAATCCTGCATCTTGCCGGAGCTTCCAAAGTTCCTTATCTGGCTTACATATCTAACGGCGGCGGAGGCTCAATACCAAGGGGGAATTATGTTACTCAAATAAGATATGCAGACACAGTGACAAGGATAAACGATTTGGAAATGTTCCTTGAATCGCAGCACGCTTTGAACGCTCCAAAAATAATTGTATGATGCGGATAAATTTCATCATTACTGCATACAACAAAGAAGAATTCCTTGAGCCGTTGCTTTCCGTGTTAAACGGATATAAGAAAATAAAAGCGTTTCATTGCATTGTTTACAATGGCAAACAAGACGATTTTCCAAGGCACATATGGATTCCAAACAGGGGCCACCAGCAAGGCGACATGGATTTGACAAAGGCTGGATATTATGCGCTTAGAAGCAACAATGTGTATCGCTTTATCAAAACAGGAATCGACACGTTCTTGTTGGACGAAGACCACATAATCAGAATCTTTAACGAGATGGAGAAAAGCCAATGCGGATACGCTGGCAACAGGTGGGGGCACGAACAAGAAACATCATTGTCTACCGACATTATATTTGCCGATACAAGGTTTGGTGATGTTTTTGAAGGCTTGGAAATGGAAGGCTACCCAGCTTACGAGTGGGCTATGTGGGGCCATTGCATGAAATATAAAATTAAGGTGATGATGATTAAGGAAAGGATTCCAGTCCACGAAAACAACAGAATGGAATGCGAAGCCCTTAAATGGACAATGCACCACCAGCTTGAAAGAAACGTTGCAAATATGCAAAAATGGGGATACAAATAACATTATATGGAATTCGATAAATCAGATGCAGTTGATAGTGTCTGCCAGCAAATGCGCATGGCAGACTGGCCGCGCGGACAGAACCGAGCGCGCATCAACAACCTTTTCAACGGATTCCCGCCGTTCAACGAAGCCGAAGCGCAGGCCAACAACATCAATGTTAATGTCAACTTCCTTGAGGGGACTGTTCTTTCGCATGATGCTCGCGCTCAATTTTACGGAGCTTTCTTAAAACCAGGCCAGTTCTTTACTGCCACCACCGACATGGGCAGAAAAGACAAGCGCAGCACTTATTCATCCATTGTCACTCAGGAGATGAACAAAATTATGAAGCGCTCAATGGTTTACTTTGAGACTTTCCGCAGCAAGTTTGCAATGGATGTGCTTCACGGAATTGGACCTTCCGCTTGGCGCAACGCTGACAAATGGTGCCCCGACGCAATCGCAATCGAAGATGTAGGCATTCCTGGAAACACATTGTTGACCATGGAGAACATGCCGTTCTTCTATGTCTATCGAAGCTATACTGCTCCTGAGTTAATGCGCTTAACTCAGGACAGGGACAAAGCAAAAGCTGCTGGCTGGAACTTGGAGATGGTTGACCAGTGCATTGCTTTTGTTGACCGTTCCGCCGCATCGCTGATGGGCAATAACTGGCCTGAGGTGTGGTCTCCTGAAAAGACCCAGGAACGAATCAAAGGCGATGGCGGATTCTACGCTGGAGACCAAGTACCGACGATTGACTGTTTTGACTTTTACTTTTATTCGGACGAAGGCGACGAAGCTGGATGGCGCCGCCGAATCATTTTGGACGCATGGTCTAACCCGTCTTCTCCTGATGCGCGCCCTACAAGGAACAAAGACAAAGACTTTAGCCGTGGCAAATTCTTGTTCAATCCTGGCAAACGTAAATACGCAGACAAGGTTTCTGAACTGATTAGCTTTCAGTTTGCCGACCTGTCATCTGTTGCCCCGTTCCGCTACCATTCGGTTCGCTCTCTTGGGTTCCTTGTGTACGCCGTTTGTCATTTGCAGAATCGTATTCGCTGCCGCTTCAACGAGTCTGTGTTTGAAGCTCTGATGAACTATTACCGAGTGCGTTCTTCTGATGAAGCCGAGCGCGCGCTGAAGCTTGATTTGATTAATCGCGGATTCATTGATGAGACAATTCAGTTTGTTCCGCCCAACGAACGCTGGAACGTCAACGCCCAGTTGATTGAGCTTGGCATGAGCAACAACAAGCAAATCATTGATAGTAATTCGTCTTCTTACACGCAGCAGCAGGGCGGCTCTACTGGAGACCGCAAGACCAAGTTTCAGGTCATGGCTGAGGTCAGCCAGACCACAGCGCTCGTTCAGTCCGCGTTCAATCAAGCTTATCAATATCAAGAATCTGAATACCGCGAAATCCTCCGTCGGTTTTGCAAAGAGAATTCAACCGACCCAGACGTGCGTTCGTTCAGGGCTGCTGTCGCGCAAAAAGGAGTTCCCATGGACATCCTCAACGCTGAGAGCTGGGACATTCAGCCTACTCGCGTTATGGGCGCTGGCAATCAGACAATGGAGACTGCAATCGCTCAACAGCTTCTCCAGATGCGCAATCTTTACGACCCCGAACCGCAGCGCGAAATCCTCCGCGAAATCACGTTCAATGTCACAGGCGATGCCGACAAGGCCGCTCGCTGGGTGCCGGACGAACCTCTCAAGGTTTCCGATTCGGTTCACGATGCGCAGCTTTCGATGGGCACGCTCATGCAGGGTCTGCCTGTGGCTGTCAAGACTGGCATGAACCACAAAGAATACATCAGCGTTATGCTGCAATCTTTGGGCTCAATGATTCAGCAAACAGAACAGGGCGGAGGTATGACGACTCAAGAAAAGATTGTTGGTTTTGGAAACGTTGCTCAGCATGTCGAGCAGCACATTCAGTTGCTGTCTCAAGACCCAGAAGAAAAACAATTTGTCACTGCTGCCAACCAGCAGCTGTCGAAGATGATGAACCTTGTCAAAGCGTTTGCGCAGCGCTTGCAGGAGCAGATGAAAAAGCAGCAGGCTCAACAGGGCGGAGACCCGCAGGCGGCTGCAAAGATTCAATCTCAAATCATACTTGCAAAAGCAAAAGCCCAGAACAGCAGGGAATCTCATTCGCAGAAGACTGCTCAAAAACAAGTGTCATTCGACATGGAGCAGCAGCGCAAGCAGAGGGCTTTCGAATTGGAGCAGGCCTTGAAGACGCACACAACCAAACACGAAATCAATCGGTCAAACATGAAGTCCATGAACGAGGGTTGATAGATGAACATCTTCATCCAAAAAATCCCGCACGCACAGCAGCGATACCCTACTGTCGGCGATTGGTTTTGGGACAATGGAGATTTGTTTATAACCGTGTCCAAAATGGACAATTGGAAATACGAATTTCTTGTAACGCTTCACGAACTTGCCGAAGTACATCTTTGCATTCACAGCGGAATTGACCAATCAGTTGTTGATGCGTTTGACATAAAGTTTGAAAAGAAGCGCAAAAAAGGCAACACCGACGAACCTGGAGACGACCCCAAGTGCCCTTACAGAAACGAACACCTTATCGCCACGGGCATTGAAAAAATTGCAGCCGCATTTTTGGGCGTGTGCTGGAAAGACTACGAAGAAAAAGTGAACAGCTTATGAAAGACACTAAAGACGTCATTGCTTTGGTAATCGACACGGGTGTTTTCCAGCACGTTGCTAGGCGATTGGGCAGGGAATACAGGAAAGTGTATTACTGGTCTCCGTGGGAACTTGCTTTTCCAAAACTTAAAGACGCCATCGTGTGCGACGGATACCCAGAAGTCACAAGGGTTGAGTCAATTGAATCCGTGAAAAAGGAATGCGACCTGTTTGTATTTACTGACATCGGTTATTCTGATTTGCAGATGGAGCTTATTGAAATGGGAAAGGCTGTCTGGGGTTGCCGTAACGCAGACGAGCTTGAAGCTCGCAGGGGTAAGTTTTTGGAAGTGCTTGAAGAAAACACAAACCTTCCAGTTCCAGTATTTGACAAGATTAAAGGACTGACAAATTTAAGGCTTTTCCTCAAAGATGTTGAGGATGTGTACATCAAAGTCAGCACATACAGGGGAGACTTCGAAACCTGCCATTTCAGAAGCATGGAAGTTGATGAAACCCTTCTTGATAAATGGGGAATGATACTTGGACCGCTTCGCGAGCACATGAATTTCTTTGTGTTTTCTCCAATTGAAACCGACATAGAGGACGGCATTGATACTTATTGCATTGATGGGCAATTTCCAGAAACAGTCATTCACGGAATGGAATGCAAAGATTGCGCTTACATTGGTGGATTCCAGCGCATGATAGACGTGCCTGAAGAAGTCCGTTGCGTCAACGAAGCTTTCTCGCCAGTTCTCGCCGCCTACGGATATCGCTCGGCTTTCTCAACTGAGGTCCGAATCACAAAAGGCGGCGAGAGCTTCTTCATCGACCCTACCTGCCGATTCCCGTCTCCGCCGTCTCAAGTGATGTGCGAGATGGTTGGCAACCTTGGCGAAATCATGTGGAGGGGAGCAAACGGAATACTTGTTGAGCCGGAACAGGTGGCTAAATTTGGAGCTCAAGCAATATTCAACATCAAGCGAGACGCTTGGGCTGTATACGAAATTCCAGAAGAATTAGACCAATGGGTAAAAATTGGGTTTTCTTGCAAAGTTGATGGCAAGGTTTGCGTTCCGCCAGACGTTCAGGGCGAGACTGAAATAGGCTGGGTTGTCGGAATAGGCGACACCATTCAGGATGCCATAGACCATTTGCGCAAAAACAAAGACGCAATGCCACATGGCTGCGATGTAAAATTTGACTCGCTTGCAAAACTTCTTAGCGAAATCCACTCAGCTCAAGAAAAGGGCATGGAATTCACGGACGAAGAAGTGCCAGAGCCTTCCAGCATCATAGATGAAGAATAGGCGGTTGCAAAACAGTTGACAAAACAACTGGGTTGTAATATCCTCTAATCATGAGTAATCAATCTGCTAATGGCGGCAAGGGCTATGTTCAGGCTTTTGTTGACCAGCGTCCCAAATACGACAACGCCACAAAGCCCAAACGCAAAAAGAAAAAGAATGAACGCTGAAGCACCTCCCAATCTTCCTGTCTATGATAGGCCAACAGAATTTGCAAAAGCTGTATTGCCAGAAGCAGTGCCTCCCGCGCCAAAGCATAGCCCTGGAATGATGAGCAAAATGATTTCCAAAATGCTGAAACCGAAAATGAAAATGCCAAAGAATCGGCTGGCTAAGGCATTTAAAATGAAGAAACCGAAGAAGCCCAAAATTGTATGAACCCTACACCGAAACAAGTATTCATGTCCAATTCGTCGGCTGTCAAAGCTCACTCTGCTTTGCTTGACAGGCCCGAATTTAAAACAAGTCTGGAGGTTGCCCTTGCTCATTACACTCGAATGATGTGCGTATTGGCTCCGATGAGCCTAGATACTCCAAATCAGCTTCAGGCGTCCGCTATGTGCTTCCAACGCATTCAGGGGGCCAATGAGCTTGTTTCAACTTTGCTTGGACTCCACGAACTGCCCCCTAAACCAGCACCGCGACAAACCGATAACCTACATCAATAAATATGGCCGAAGAATCAATCATTGAAACAGCAACCGCTCCCGCAATGGAAACGGGAAGCCTGAACCAGCCGATGGAGCTGAAAGTGTCAGAAATGGTGGCACCTTCTCCTGAAGCTCCTGCCGCGCCTGTTAAAAAAGGCAGCGCAAAAGAAAGCATTTTTGCCGAGCTTCGTAAGAAGTTTGGCGGTGAAGAACCTGCTCCTGCCGCTCCCGCAAAAGAAGAAGCTGAGGAAACGGAAGCGCCAGAAGTTGCCGAAGAAAAATCCAAGCCTGCCGAGCAGAAGCCTGCTGACAAAAAGAAAGTCAGCCCTTGGAAAATGGTTGAGGAATACAAAACCAAAATCAAAGAGTACGAGGCCAAGCTTGCGCAAACTGGTGCAAAAGAACCTGCTCCCGAAAAGCTCAAAGAGTACGAAGAAAAGCTTACAGCCGCCGAAAAGCGCCGTATGGAGCTTGAGCAAGAAATTCAATTTGTAAACTTCCAAAAGTCCGAGAAGTTTCAAAAAGAATATCAACAGCCTTACGAAGCGGCTTGGTCAAAAGCCATGACCGACTTATCAGAAATCACTGTTCTTGATGGTGATTCTGAACGTCCGCTTGAAGCAAAGGATGTGCTTGAGCTGGTCAACATGCCGCTTCGCGAAGCCAAAGCGCTTGCCGAAGAGAAGTTTGGTGACTTTGCCAACGAAGTGATGAGCCATCGCAAAGACATTCGCACGCTGTTTGAAAAGCAAACCCAAGCGATTGAGGCTGCGAAAAAAGAAGGGCTGGAACATTTCCAGAAACAAGCTGAAGCACAAAAACAAGAATATGGAAAAGTCACAGAAGAAATCAAAAAAGTGTGGGCCGACGCAAACCAGTCGGCAGTTGCGGACGAAAAATACGGAGCCTACTTTAAACCCGCTGAGGGCGACACTGAAGGCAATCAAAGGCTGGCTAAAGGTTTCGAGCTTGCTGACAGGGCTTTCTCTGAAAATCCTTTGGCTCCTGGCCTCACGCCGGAGCAACGCCGCTCAATCGTGCAGCGCCACGCGGCAGTGCGAAACCGCTGCGCAGCGTTTGGACGGCTTGCGTATCAAGTCAGCAACTATCAAAAACAAATTGCCGAGCTTAATCAAAAGCTCAAATCCTATCAGTCTTCCGAGCCCGAAACGGGTGGTAGCAAGCCAGCGGCGGCGGCTTCCAAAGGCCGAGGCTCCGCTTGGGATTCAATCCGAGCAGACCTAGCTCGTCGGGCAAAATAAGATTGCCAACAGAAACCCCCTTAGAAATAAGGGGGTTTTTTATTTGACATGTATTAGAGTTTGTAATACTGCTTATAAGTCCTTGGGGCGCGAGCCTCAGAAGAATCTCTCCTCTTAGGGCGCTGGAGAGCAGTCTGGCCGCTGGTGAAATACCCAGCAATGGAAGATGGCCGCTCCAAAACGCAGTTAAAACTAACAGCGGAAGATTGCTCTCGACGTGTGCCGATATCAAGTCTTCCAAAAACGCGGTAATAAACTAATTAAAATATATGGCTTGTGCTCAATCTATTATCCAGTCCTGCGATTTTCCGCAGTTTCTGGTCGACCAAACCCCTAAATTTGACGAGCTCATCATGGAGGACATTCGTCCGAGTGATGGCTGGCTCTTGAACGTTTCTACTGGCACCGTTCCTACTGGTACGCCCGTTGAAATCACTCAGGACCGCTTCCGTCATGTGTTCCCCAACACCACCAAGTCTTGGCGTAAAGTGAACGCCAATGGCGCTGGTTGCTTTGCTCAGGGTCCGTGCGACCCGCAGGAGCACCAGATTGGCTGGGGCGCTGACCGTCTCACATACTTTGCGGAAGCTCAGGAATGGGCCACACCGCTGTTGTGCTACGACCAGGACATGCACATTTCTCACGCTGAACAGCACATCTCGCAGATTGTTAACGAGATTCTGCGTCCGGCAACCACGTCCATCTCCAGCAACTTCCTTCGGAAGCGCGCTCTGGCTTGGGCGAAAAAGAAATGGGTGGCTAACAAGTATCAGCCTTCCTTCACCTACACTTGGACGCTTGGTGGCCCGAACAGCGACGAAGAGATTTACTTCGATTGCAACGTGGCTCCTGGCAACGTTTACCTGCTCGTCCCGCAGATGCTTCAGGCTCGCTTCTCCGAGCTGATGCGCCGTGGTTATGGCGGCAAGAATCCGTTTGTGGAAACCGCTCCCTTCGTTGAGCTGGTGACTGACATGGATACCTGCTGGTCTCTGGACAAGCTGGGCGGCAGCGCTGGCGTTGGCGGCACTCCCTCGGTGTCTGGCAACTGGCGCTTCACGGAATTCAGCGCGGCCAATGCTTATTGGCGCTATGGGTTCTCCGGCCAGGTTGGCAACTTCATGGTGCGCGTTGACGAAATGGGCCTCCGTTTCAACTTCGTGTATGACCTTGGCAACATTGCCAGCGGCAATCGTTACCGCTATCAGGTCGTGCTGCCGTTCCGTAACGGTATCACCACGGGTGCGGGTGGCGCTTCTGGTCTGGGTTCCGATGCGAATCCCGACTTCGACAAGGCGCAGTACAGCATCAGCTTCATCTGGCACAAGAAAGCCATGGAGCTGCTTGTTCCCACTGCTGGTGCCATGAACAACGAAACTCCGTTTGGTCATCGCGACTTCGGTGGCAAATGGCAGTTCGTCATGGACAACCTTGGCGCTGACAGCAATGGCAACGTCATCGGCAACAAACGTCGTAACAAAGGTCAGTTTATCGCTGACTTCCGTTACTATGTCCGTCCGCTGCATACTGAGTTCGCGGAAGCCATCTTCCACAAACGTCAGCAGTTCGGGATTCCCGAAATCGCCACGAGCCAAATCGACCCTGGCTATCCTGCTCAGGAATACAACAGCTCCTTGCCCACCTGTCCGTTGGGTGGCACTGGCAGCTGGCCGAGCACGGTCACGGCGATTCCGACCATCGGAAGCGTGTCGTTCCCGCAAATCCTCACGGATACGTTCGAGTTCGTGCCGAATACGAACCCGCCGAGCGTCACCGCGCCTTCCGGCTCTCTGACCATCCGTCAGGCGAGCTTCCCGAATGGCACGGGTCTCGTGGACGCGTAACGAGTACTTGCAAGAGCGCCTGCCCTGGAGTAGTCTGGGGCAGGCGTTCCTTTACAGAACAACAATTAATAAAAAGATATTATGGAAGAAGGCCAGGACTTATACGGAGATGCGGATTCGATGCCGTCAGAAGGCGGCGCTGAAAAATCTTCGGGCGGCAATACCGCTATGATTAACAAGGAAGTTTGCGGTGGCAAAGAATACAAGGCTGGCGACGAGATTCGTCTGCGTATTGTTAAAGACCACGGCAACGAGCTTGAAGTCGAGTGCACTGGCTCTGAGGAGTCGGAAGAACCTTCTGAATCGTACAGCGCGCCCGAGGGCGACAGCGGCGAAATGCAATCAATGCTTGGAGACTAACCATGGCGCTTGATTACCAATCTTTAGTAAATACAGTAGCTGACTACAATGGGAGCGGCAACGTCACAGGGGCGATGCTGCTTAAGTTGGCACTGCTGAAAAGTATAGCTGCAAAAATTGCACCATCTATGGCAACAGATTATCAAACACTTCTTTCCGACCCGAATGTCGCTGGATATTTGGGAACGTCAAACGCGAGCCTTGCCGAAGGTCTTGAGATGGCATTGCTTCAAATCATTGCCAATGCGGCTGGCGCAGGCGGCGCAACGACTGGCGCTGGTGCTCCTTCTGGAACATCGACTGCTGGCTCTTTCTACCTGAACACGACCGACAACACACTATGGGTTTACAATGGAACTTGGAGAATGCTTGTATGAAATATATTTTGCCGTTTCTTTTGCTTTTGTCGCAATTTGCTTTTGCAGGAAATAGTCCTGTATTGCAAAACCAGTTTACGACTAACGCGGCAGGAACAACGCTTGGCACAATCACAGCAACCAATTTTAATGGTTCTGGAAGCGGCACAAACATTTTTGACATTACATTGTTTACCAATGGACTTAGTTCGTACACATCTGCCATTGACACAAATACGGCCCCTATTTATACGTCTAGCAATCCCACAAACTCATACGCAATTCAAACGCTTTATACCAATTCTGGACAGCGCTGTTTGCTTGTCGGTTCCGTTGTGCTTCCTGCTGTAAGTGCTGGCGGCGGTTCCGGTTGTGTGTTGCGCTACACAAATAACGGCGTAGGCTACGCGCTCCAGTTTGGACTTGCTCACGCAAACGGGTCATCTGGCACAACCTACAAGCCTTTTTGTGTTCCAATGAGCGCTGGTGCCACATTTAAGTTTGAAACGAATGCTACTCTTTCCGCCGGAGTAAATGTTACAAATGTTGTGTGCTGGCGTTTATGAAAAAATTCCTAATTGTTTTATTGCTTTCAACCATTGCTTGCTTTGGAGGCAACAAGTTTGTTCGCGGTAAACTTGTGGATGGAATAATGGCGCTTCCGGCTCCTCCATCAAATGGACTTTTAAACAATTTAGTCGCTTATTGGAATTTTGATTCCTTTAACGGAACGCCATCTTCTGGTCCCGCAACAATTTACGATTATGGCGATGGCTCTTTTATAGGAAGCGGTCTTATTGGAGGAGGTGTAGACATGCCTCTTTGGGCAGACGTTGGATTGTTTAAAACTACAACAGGAAACATTCCATTTGAACCGTCGTACGATTATACAATAAGCGTTTGGTTTGCTCCGTATGAAAACAGGTCTGGCGGACAATATGGAACCGTGTTTCAAGTAGAGTCTCAATTTGGAGAATACATTGCCATTGGGCTTGATGAGGATAATGGAGAAGCTAGATACGGAACGTATTCAATAGATAACGGAGAATCTGTCGGAAGTATTTCAATTCCATGGTTTGCAAATCAATGGAATCATTTTGTTTTAGTTTTTGATTCAGATTTTTTTGAATTAAGCATTTATTTAAACGGAAGTTTTGTGGATTTAGCAACAGTTCTACAATATTCGTATTATGGAACTCTTGCAGATGTAAATGTTTTGGGCGACGCACTCTCTGGATTATATGGTTTTGGAAGCTCTTATGGAAAATCTGATGAAATTGGAATGTGGCAGCGAAAATTAACTTTTGACCAAATTACAAAACTTTACAATTCTGGTGCCGGTTATCCATTTAGTTCGTTTAATAATTAATTATGAAAAAATCAATGATTGCTATCGGCCTTGCTATTGCAGGGGTTATTCACGCTCAGGATGCTGTTGTTGCTCCGACAATCAATGTCACAACCAAAACAAACATAATGACTTTTGTTGAGCCTTTAAAGCTTACCAAAGAGCAAATGGCAGCAATTATTGCAGCAGTTCAGGCAGGCGGAATTAGCGCAAACATTCCAATCACTACTGACAATTTGCACAGCGTTGTTGTTCGTAAGGGAACAAACGATGAATTCACCGTTTACATTCAGGTAAAATGAAAATTAACGAGTACATCACATTCATTGCCATTTGCGTTCTTTCGAGCGTAGTGGTTTGCGTTGTTGCTACTCTTATGATTGGGCTGTTCTCTGAAAAAGTAGACAATACAGAGATTTTCAAAATTGTAGACCCAGCGTTCCAAACAGTAGTTGGCGCGCTTGTTGGAATTGTCTGTGGCAGAATGTCTGTCACAGCATCAAAAGAAGACAAATAGTATGCACAACGCAGACACAAAAGGGCTTTTAGGTCTGTCAACAACGCTAGGAGGATTTGTGACATCATCACTGCCACTCGTGGAAGGCTATCTAAAAATCATTGCCATGATTGTGACAATCTGCGTAGGTTGTGCTACATTCGTTTATTATTGGAAAAAGATTAAGCAAATTGACAAAGAAAACGGAGAACTATGAATAACTGGAAAACAACTGCAACTGGCATTATCGCAATCGCATCCGCTCTTTTAAGCGCAGCTTCTGGCATTTTGAGCGGTCACGCTGTGGACTGGACAAGCGTAATTGCAGCAGTATCAGCAGGGATTGGCCTTATTCACGCTCAGGATAGCAAGCCGCAGTGATTTATGTGGGGTTGGCTAAAACCTCTCCTTGAGGCGCTGCTGGCATTTTTTGACAAGAAAGCCAGCGCGCCGTCTACAATAGAAAATGAAAACACTCCAGCTCCTGTCTTTGGCCGTTGGACTAATTATCTTCGTCAACAGTTGCGCGACAAGGGTGGTGGTGATAGACAGCCAAAGTGACGTTGTAAGAATTGGCAAAGGCGTTGTTGGTAGCGGTTATGTGTGGCATAACGGGCAATGGGAGCTTGTTAAGTCAATAAGATATCCAGAGGGCTGGTATGCTGGCCCAATGCAAAACTAATAAATTGTGAAAACATCAGGACTATTTACGGTCCACGGCCATGTCGTTCCGTTTAAATACGGAGTTCCTTTCAAAATCATCTTCTTCGGAGACGTCCACAGAGACTCTCTAGACCATGCTGACGGCAAGTGGCAGCGTTTTCTTGAATACGCCAAAAAGCAGAAGAACGCTTACTTCTTTGGGATGGGCGATTATCTGGATAGCACCAGCACCAGCGA